AAGATTTATTGATTGAATTTGATGAAATGGGCTTTGAACCTACAACATTATGTGAAAATCCACAAGAAGAAGTTAAAAGTTTTAGAAATAGACTTAAGCAAGCCTTAACCGAACTTCAAGCCATTAAAAATGCAAAACCAAGTGAAGCGTTAAAGAGCTTGGAAGAAATAGGAAATATAAGAGGAGGCAGTTTTGACTTCAACCTTACTCTTAAAAGACAATTTCCTAATGAATATGAAACTATTGAACAAGCCTTACTAAAAGCCGAGAAGTTGGAAAAGGTGCTTGAAATTATCAAGAATAAATGTGTCGATATTTACTTATTAAAATCAGTAAGCGAGGTAGAAAAATATAATAAACTTATTGGTTTAAGAGGAATGGAACTTACTCAAGAAGAATTTAACATCCTAAAGGAGATGCTGTAAAATGAAAAAAGTAGCAGATTTAACACTAGAAGAATATAGAGAATATGGCAATTTAAGAGCGTGTGATGGTCGCTGGGGAATTGGAATGGCTTTAACCTGTGCTAGTTTCTTTAGAGATATGCCAAAAAGAAAATTGTTCGAGGGTAGAATAAAGTATAAAAAAAGATGCGAAAAGCATTTTAAAAACAACTTACATCTTTTGTTTAATTTAGAAAAATATCCAAATATGAAAATAGATATAGAAACTGGAGAAATAGAGGTGTAAGAATGAACGATTTTAAAGTAACTTCGATTGTATTAATCGTACTTTGTGGATTATTGTTATTACTATACTTGTTTTTAAATGAGAATGTAAAAGACCTTAAAATGCTGATGTCAAAGCAAACAAGTTTGTTTAGAGAGTTGCTTCACCTTTTAACTGATGATGAGAAAGAAAAAACACCTGCACCAGAAGATGAAGCAAAGCCAAAAATAGTAAAACTTCCTATAACTGATGATGGATTAAAGGATTATATACCACCTTCAAAGCCACAAAAGGAATACTACAACATTGCTATTGATGAAGCAGAACTAAAACCAAGCGATGAAAAAACGCCTGAATGGTATTATTTAAGACTTGATGAAGAAATCATTGATAAAACAAAACTTTTTCAAAAGTATGATGATAAGTGGTATGTAGATGGCGATGTTCTTACTTATACAACTAAAAAGGGAGCTAAGTGTAGTAGGAAAGTATATGGAAAAGCAGAGAAAATACAAAGTTTGTGTGATTTGTTTTTTCTAATAAACCAAAAAACTAAAGCAATAGAAGCGTTGACTTGTAGTGTGGCTCATTTAGCTTTTCTCAAAAACAAAGTGAACGATGATGTGGTTCTCTATGGTGGGATTTTAGTTGCTGATGATTACTATGTTAATTTTGTATGTGAATACAATCCTAACTCTGATTTGTTTTATTCAATAGAGAGGTAGAAAGATGAAACTAATTGATTTATTAAATATAACTGACTATTTCACTAATATTTATTTATACAAAAGCTCAACTGAACTTTGGAATGCAAATGATGAAATTATTATAGACAACAACGCAACGGTAGAAGAATTAACAAATAGTAGATATAAAGATTATGAAGTTATTGGAATAACTACCGAAGCAAATGCTTTAAGAATAACAATTTATAAAGGAGAACTGAACTGATATGAAAAGGGTAGAGATTTTTAAAGAAGATGAATTAAAACTGTCAATACTAGTTAACGAATACGACATCACTATATACACTAATTCATTTGAAGTTACTTGTAAGGTTGATGATATTGAAACATCATATAGCATACCTTTAAACAAAGGCTATAAGATAGTCGCTGAAGTATAAAAGGAGATTGAACAGATATGAGCAAAGAATTTGAAAAAATAATAGCCAAAGCAGAAACTAAAGGATACTTAACTGATAAGGAATTTAGAATAGCAATCATTGATTTGTTTTTAGAAGAAGATGAATATATCCTAGACACAGGTAATTATGAAAATGTTAACGCTGAATTTATTTGCAGACTAAAAGATAAGCACAACAAATTACATAAGATATTTTGGAAAGGGTAAGAGGTGTTAAAATGAAATACATAAGAACTGAAAAAGGGGTATATAAAATAGTAGATATTTACGAAAGCAAATATGTAATTGGGTATGAAGATAGTGTTGCGTTAGTTGTTTATAAAGAAGATGTTATCAAACAAGCCGACACCATAGAGGAGCTATGTGATATGTATGTATTGGCTGATGATGAATTTAAACACGTTGATTTAGTTAGTGATTATAATGATGTAAGGCAAATGCTATCTTATGATTTATTCGGTCAATCTTGCTATGGAGCTATTTGGACAAAAGATGGTTTGAAATTCGTAGCAAAAAGAAATTGTTTTGGGGAGCTTGAACTGATATGAAAAGACTAACTGAAAATATAGGCGACTTTGCATATACTTATAGTGGAACGCAAAAAACAAATAAAGAATACGACAAGTGGGTATTTGAAGCAACTTGTAAACTAGGCAAACTTGAGGATATATTTGAACTGATAGAAAAAATGTCTAAGAAACCAGTATGTTGGAAAGATGATGATGGCGAAGAATGGCTTGATTATTATACATATTCAACTATACTATATAACCCAAAAACAAATGAAATAGAAATATATGGTTATGAGTTTATAACAAGTTATAAAGTAGATGAATATGGTTTAACTTGGTGGTTTAAAGAGGATAAGAGTGAATGAAATGAAAAAGATTTTAGGAATATGTTTAGCTTTAGTCTTGGTTGTGTTGGTTAGTTGCCATAGGACAATCGAAGCTAATGTAATCAATTATGATGTTGCATATATTACAAGTGAGGTACAAGAAACTACCCACGATTTAAAAGTTGCCAACTGTGGTAATGGGATCTATGTTGAAGTGCCGACTGAGTTTAGCAAAGATACGATTAAGCTAAAACACACTGGCAAAATTATTTACTACCACATTTCAACTGGTGAAAAGGTTAGCAATAAAGGATATGAGGTAATCTTAGAATACAAGGAGAAAATATATGAATAATTTATTAAGCCAATTTGTGTGTGCAAGAGATGAAACAGTAATTAAATGCTGGGAGCGTAATTCTTGTAGACCTCTTACACATTTTATTAAGAAATACAAAGGTATGCTTGATGGCACTTTACCTTATCGTTGGAAGGCTTCAAGTAGACCAGTTAGATGGTTAACACTATGTAAAATGACTTTGAATATTACGAACCCAGATGTTGCGGTATTTAAAGACAGAGCATTAGAAAAACAAAAAGAAATTAGGGAGAAGGCAGAAAAATATGGAAGATAATTTTGAAATTATTACAAAAGAGAATGTAATTTCTCTTGAATACAAAACACATTTAATCAAGATAATGAAACTAAGTGAACGTGTTAGCAAAGAAGAAAAGAAACTAAAAGCCCAGCTAAAAAAGGCTATGGAAGAAAGAAATATTTATAAGATTAAGACTGAAGAAGTAAGTATTGCACTTTCTCCAGAAACAACACAAGAGAAGTTTGATATGGAAGCATTTAAAAAAGACCACCCAGACTTATATGCTAAGTATCTTAAAATTGAGTCAAAAGCTGGTTCGTTTAGAATTACATTAGGTAAAGACAATGACTAAAGATGATGTTACTTACGAAGGTAAGAATTACACAATATATTTTGATGATGATACACACACATACTTTTTAGAGGGTGAAGATGTTGAGTTTCAACCTATAATGTCAACAACGCAGATACTGCATTTGTTATTTCCTAAGAAGTACGATGGTATTGCTCCAGAGATACTAAAAAAGGCAGCTGAACGTGGCACTAACATACATAATGCGATCTACGAGTATGAGATGAACGGTGTAAAGCTTAACTTAGAGGTTAAAGAGCTTCAAGGCTACTGTGTACTAAAAAAATATTACTGCATTAAGTCAGTCAATGCTGAAATACCAATTCTTTTAAAGGTTGATGATGTTTGGATCACTGGTAGATTAGATGCCATAAGCGAGGTTAAGAACTTAAAAACAGCTAAAAAAGAATTATGTATCATCGATTACAAAACAACAGCACAGCTAGATATAGAATACTTGCTATGGCAACTTAACATTTATAAGCTGGGTGCTGAAAAAACATACGGTTATCAAATTGAGAACTTATATGGTATGCACTTAAAGAATGATACCAGGAAGCTACAAATGATACCAATTATTACAGAAGAAAATGTAAAAACAAGAATACTAGAAGTGTTAGGAAAGGGAAAAAATTACAATGGAAAACGTAAAAAATGATGTATTTTTAGATTTATTCAATGTTAACGTAAATGAAAACGTTGAGAAAAAAGAAGGGTTAGCATATTTATCTTGGGCTTTTGCAGTTGCCGAAGTATCAAAAAGATACCCAGACTGGAAATATGAAATTAAAAAGTTTGGAGAAAACAACGCACCTTATTTATTTGATGAGAACTTAGGATATATGGTAGAAACCATAGTAACAATCAATGGTGTTTCTAAAGAAATGTGGTTGCCAGTAATGGATAGTAAAAATAAAGCTATGAAAAATGTATCATATGAATATGAAACTAAATATGGAATGAAAACAGTGGAACCAGCTACTATGTTTGATATTAACAAAACAATTATGAGATGTTTAGTTAAGAACTTAGCGATGTTTGGTTTAGGCTTATATATTTACGCTGGTGAAGATCTACCAGAAAATGGTGAAGGAGAACCAATTAAGGGCAGTAGACCAGTAATCGCACCAGCTTCTACTGAACCAGCAGTACCAGGCTCTTTAAGAACAAAACAGCCTTCACCAATTGGGGAAACAGCTGATGGAAAAATTACAGCTAAAGATGTAAAACCTACCACAATCGATCTTGATGAAATGTTAGGCAATGTTGAAATTGCTAACCTAGAAAAATTAGGTGAAAAGTGGAAGGGTTATATCCTAACTCGTTACAATGTTAAGTCTTACGGAGAATTAAACCGTACACAATATGAAGAAATTAAAAGAATTGTTATGCTAAAGAAGGAAAAGGAAGGTAAGAAATAATGAGCGTAAAAGATAGTTTTAGAAATAAGAATTGGGCAGATTATGAAGGTGAAAGCACACCTATGCCTAGAATAACTGAAGGAGCACACTTATGCCAAATTAAGTATGTGTTTGAGTTTGATGATTACATTGAATTACTAGTAGATGTTGTATCAATCGACAATATTGCTGATGAAGGAAAACTAACACATTGCTTCTCTAAGAAAGCTAAAAAGTTGTCAGAGGAGAATGGAAAACCACTTTGGGATAATTGGGATCGTGAAGGTAGAATTAAACTATACTATGCTTCTAGTCGCTCAGCCGATAAAGATGAAGCAGCCAAAAATCTATTTAAAGCTAGAATTACAGCAATCGAAGAAAGTAACCAAAACTATTCACTTGAAGCAAACGACTTTAATGTTGGAACCCTTACAAACAAATATGTTGTTGGTGTATGGCAAATACGTGAATATATTAGAAAAGATGGTGGCGTAGGTAAAGCCATAGAGATTATGACTTTACGTTCAATCGGTTCATATCTAAGAGGAGAAATTGAAACACCAAAGAGAAGAACTATTGAAGAAGAAGCAAAAAAGGTTAGAGATATAGAAAAGCAAGATAAGTATTACGCTAAAAAAAGCAATGATGTAAAAACTGAGGAACCGTTCATTGATGAGCCAGTAGATAATAAAGCGTTTGATTTCTCAGTTGATGATGATGATTTACCATTCTAATTATGTATACTGAAATATGGCTTGAACTTTCGGGGGAAGTGGCTAATCCCCCAGAGTTTAAGGAAGATAAAAATGGCAGGTTGTACTGTATGTTTTATATGTACGGTACGATGATTGATAAAAAAGTACGCAAGTTTAGGTGTTTTGCGTGGGACAGCGAAGTCTTACGATACATACAGAGTTTAAAGATCGTTTCTGGTGATAATGTATCGGTAAAAGGTATATTCAACATAGCTGAGACTGAGAAACACGTAAACAAACGAAACGGGGAAACCGTTATAAAAGAAAGTTTTGATTTTAGGGTGTACGTGAAGCACTTTAGCGTGATTTCAACAAAATCCTTAATGGAAAAACTAAGACAAACAGCTTTAAAACAAAAAGAGATAACAAACGTAGAACAAAAAGAAGTTACCGAGAACTTACCAAAACAAATTAAGATCACTGATAAAGATGATACTTTCTAAAATTACAAAATGAGGTGTAAAAAATGAATTACATTATTCTAAATGGCTATGTACAAACAAAGGCACATTATATGATGAATGATGAAGGACAAAACGAATATAGATTTTTCATAAGTGCAACAAGCAAGCAATTAAATGAAGTGTTTGCAGTGCCTATCAAATGCTTAGGACAAATGGCTAGTGAAGTGTATGCCCAAGTAACTGAAGGCGATTATGTAGAGCTTGTAGGGGAACTTATAAGGTTAGCACCAGATAAATGTTATGTCCTAGCTAAAGAAGTGTTGTATAAGAAGCCAAACAGCAGAACCTCATATTATATACGCTCTAGTGAGTTTTTAGAGTTGTATAGCCCACAAAAAGTTTTGGAAAAGATGACAGGTAAAAAAGAAGATGAGCTTTTAAAAGAACAGCGTATTACCGATGAGGTGAAAAATGCTCTTTAAAATGTTTAATCAAAGTGATGTATATGTTTGCCCTTTTTGTAGAAAAAAGTTGAATAAAGGCAAAATAAAAGTGCTTAAAACAGCACACGGTAGAATACGATACGTTTTTTGTGATACCGAATGTATCAAAGCATATTTGAAGGAAAGGGAACTAATAAAAAATGGAAGTAAAAAAGTTTGTAGTCAAAGGGGAAATAAAAACCAAGCAAAGACCAAGAGCAACCGTAATAAATGGACACGCAAGAGTGTACCCAGCAAAAGACACAATCATTTATGAGAATTACATAAGAAGCGAGTACCAAAGGCAGTGTGGTGATTATTACTTTGGTGATAAACCTTTGGCAGTTGATGTTAAAGTGTACTTTAAGGTAAATAAAGAACTTGAAAAATATGAGGCTGGAGATTTACTACCTTGCGTTACACATAAAGATTTAGATAATATTTGCAAGTTAGTTGATGGGCTAAATGGTATAGCCTGGAAAGATGACAAACAAATTATTGATTTAACAGCACATAAGAAGTATACTTTCGATGAAGAAAGATTAGAAATAACTATTACAGATAGAAGCCCAATGTTTGCATTTCTAAATGTAAAAGATTTACAAAAGAGGGCGTACATTGATAAACTAGAAAAAAGAATAAATGAACTGATATTCAAACCCAAGTTGACTAAAGCTGAACAAAAAAGACTTGCTGAGATCCAAGAAGAAGTAACAAGTTATTACAATACAAGATGTAAAAACTATGAGACTGATAAGAATTAAGTTTAATTATCCAGATGAAACTTCTTTAAGGTTTTTAGAAGAACAGTGTTTAAGTTACAGCGAAATTATATCTTGTTATGAATGTTATTTATCAAAACAAATGTTAAGAAAGTTTTTTAAGCGATTTAACATAATCCATAAAACACAATATGAGCGTATATACTGTACAATGATTAAAAACCCCAGCTTGCTAAAGGAAACTAATTCAACCTTAGCAAACTATTTCAAATGCAGTAGAAATACAATCTTAAAAGCTAGAGAGGAGCTTAAAAAGAATGATAGAAACGACAATTAAGTTTAAGAAAAGGAAGAAAAAAGAAACCGAAGTCCAAGAGGAAGTCAAGGACAGCCCAAAAAAGAAAAAAAATAAGGAACCAAAAATGGTGATAGACTTTGAGATAAAAAACATAGGACACGCAACCGAGTATGTACCAAGTATTAACTATCACATATGTAATTGTGTAGGCGACTTTATGCAATTCTTACAAATCTATGTAGAACATAGGGATCGAGAAGCAGACAGTACACGACTTGTTGTAGGTAGCACTTATGTAAAAATAACTGGTGTAGAAGGCAACGAAGAACATTTAATATATTCGGTTGCTGAGTGGTTCCAATCACTTGAATACACATATCCAATGGCTATCAAAGTTAAAATTATCAATGAATAGAGTAATGCTTAGTGGTAAGGTAATAGAAGTATTAAATGTTGGTGATGAAATGGGAATGATACTAATAGAAGAACCCCACGTGCCCAATAAAAGATACTTCTATGCCTACTATGATAAAGAACTTTTTACAAACTTAGATGTAAAAACCTATCGAAAAACTGTATTTGTTGCAGGAGAACTGGAACATATAAGAGTTAAAACTGATGAACGCTCAGTGTCTAAGAAGCTAACAGCAATTAGAATAGATGAAATAGAGGTGTTATCTAATGATTTTTAGAGGTAAAACCTATGAAACAGTAATAGATATAGCCTTACTTACATACGTTGAAAAGAAAAGATTAGAAGCATACGCTAGTGAATTAAAGGTAGCACAGCTCGTTAGAAACAAGCCTAGAATAGACCAAATAAATATTGAGATGAACTTACAACTAAAGTATATTGAGGAGCTAGAAACCCTCCTAGATGAATTAACGCAAACCATTACAAAACTAGCTCTTGAACTTAGAAGAACCACAGACCTTGTTTTTATTGAGAAGTTTATAAACGGCTCACCAGATGAAGCTGTTAAAACCAAATATTCGCTAACGGAAGAAAGGTACGAGCTTTGTATCGAAGAAATAGATAAATTATTAAACGGCTCAAAATATGGTACGAAGCTCAAAACCTTTTTAGAAGCAGAAGGACAACTTTTACAACTTGATATGTAATAATTCGGTTTTAGTTGCAAACTTAAATGTTGTATGTTATGATTAAGTTGGTGATAGTCGATTATCACCCAAAACTTTTCTTTTTAGTGATTACAATATCACAACATAAAAAACACCCTTTTTTCCAATTGTAAGGGTGTTTTTTTCTTTATATGAGCAATCGAGTTACAACTTTACGTACAATCATACGCTCGAACGCTCACGAGAAGCCCTAAAATCTTTGATTTTAGCGTGTTTTGATATAATCGTGGTAAATTATAAGGGGGTAAATAAAAAAGGCTCAAAAAATGAGCCTTCTTTTTTTGTTATAAAATTATGTATTCTTTATTCTCGCCATTTGGAAACATTGCTATAACCTTTGTACAATGTAAAATCATAGGTGTGTTATTTATTGCTTCAATTTTTCCTTTTAAAGCAACTTTCACATTAGGCGTTTCATAAAGTTCCATATCTCCTTCAAATCGTTTTACATAAACAACTGGATAATCGTAATGCTCAGAGTTATCTTGAAACTTAAAATCGGCTTTTACTTTCAATTTAACCTTCACGCCATTTCTTAATGTTTCAATTTTTTCAATGTTTCCAATTAACATAAAGTAGTTATACATTTTTAGCCACCTTTTTAGCCCTTTCATAAGAATTATAAAGTTTACCAATAAGTTCAATTAAAATCTTATCTTCAAGTAAATCTTTTATCTCGTAACCTTCAGCAATATAATCTTGCATATATTTGATATTTTCTTCAAGTGGGATAGTCATTGTTCCTCTTATAATTTCAGCTTTATCAATTTCACTAAAGCTATAACAGTCAATCCATTTATTGATTTTGTATAATAGTTCAGCTTGTCTTTTAGTTGTTTCCATTTTAAATTCCTTCTTTCATTAAATTTTTCTGATGCAGCTCCTGGACAGAAATTCCTTTGCTCCAGATTTTCTGCGGATCCGTTTAAGTATTTATACTTAAGTAGGCTTTAGTAGCCCTTTTTTGTACCACTTTTTACAGTTTTAATTGTAATTTTAGGTAGATTTCTACCCTTAGGGCACCCAGTTTTTACAATTTAGTGTGTAATTTTTGAGTGCCATAAGTAGTAGAATTAGCCGATTTTTACATTTCGTTATGTAATTATTGACTTAATCTCATAAGAAACTCGATGTCCTCATAAGTGTCGGCTTCTATATCTAAAGTTGAAACCATTAAATCAGCGTTTAAGTCATCACTTATAAATGCGATATTGTCTTTGTACCATTTAATTGCTTCCTCTTTAGTGTCAAACCACTTTGTTTGTAGTAAGTAGTTTTCACCACTGCTTGCATAATTTCTTTTGCTCCAAAACTCGATATAATACTTTTTCATCATTTAATCTCCTTGTAGTATAGTTTTACTTTAAACCCAGCCCTTGTAAACAAGTCAGCTAGTTTTAGATTATCTTTGTAGTAGGTATTAAGTCTAATCTCTTTAATAGTGTGTGTGCTGTACATTTCTTTATAAAGATTGTCTTTATATCCATCTCGTGTCTTAACTAAGCCCAAACATCTTTTAACGTGCTCCCAGTCATTAAAGAATGTCATAAACTTATACATATCCTTGTTTGTTTCTTTGTCTTTGTATTCATATAAGAAACAACCTATACAATTTGCTTGATAGAAGTTCCATTTAAAGGCTTTTGCACCCTCGTTTTTTGCTTCCTTTGTAGGTACCCAAGCAATGGCACCTTTCTTTGCTTTCCAGCTCCAATTTACGCTCATTTTAATTCTCCTTCCTAGTATTCCCAAACTGCGTTATTTAAGTAGTCATCTACGTTGTCATTTGCTTCTAATATATCTTCAAGTGTAAACGCATCATCTTTAATGCCATTTGATAAGTTGCATACTAATTCAATAGGTGTTACGTGTTCGTAGTCCATTACATAATCATAAATAACTGCACATAACTTCTCAAACTCATCATCAGTAAGCGGTTCGTTGTCCTTTTTAAAGTCATTTCTATAACAATCTAGCTCGATTGCACAATTTAATTCCCATAAGTGATTTTTTAGTTCACTTTCGTTGTATATTTTTAGTAAGTTAGCGTAATGTTTCATTTTAATTTTCTCCTTTTTTCCAATTGTTTTTGTAATTTTTGCTTAACTTTGCCAGAGAGAAGCAGAAGTTATTACAATTTGTTATGTAATTTTTACTGCTTCAACCTGGCTTTTTTAGTAGGTTTTTACACCTAGAATTGTAATTGTTGTTCGATTATTCACTTAAATCAGCATCTTCAAGTATAGGCTCATCGACTTCATTGAAACATAATTCTCCAAAGTAATTTAGGCTCCATACACCTTCATCAAAATAACCTTCATCATCACCATTGTTGTTAATGTCAGCTAAGTGGCTGCCGAATAGTTCCCAAATAGTGTTACTAATCTCATCGTATTCAGCCCAGCTGATAATCATATCAAACTCTAGTTCTACATCTTCAATTTTTACTGTACCTACCCAGTAGTGTGTTTCTTGCAACCCTTTTGTAAAGATATAAGTTGCGATTTGTTTTGCTGTTGCCATAGTTTCATCTCCTTTCTATTCGTATTTAGCAACAATCATCTTGCGTATCTCGTGTGTTATGCCGTTCATATATGTACGTACGCTTGCAAGGACTTTTTTGATTTGCTCATCGTTCAAGCTCTTTTCATTTCCGTGCCCATCGTGTGCACATATGAATACTTTTCCAATTACTAAATCGTGGACTTTATCATTATGATAAATCACGATAGAAGGAAGTCCTAAAGGCTCTTTAAGTTTTCCTTCATCATCTAAGATGATATCAAACCATTCATCGTTGATTTTAAGTTCGATAATATCGATTGTTTCACAATCTAGTATGTCGTACCAACTTGTATAATCATAGATTATAGCTTCACATTCATTAAACTCTTGTGTGTTAGGGTTCACAAGTACGCCCTTAATCATTTTTTTCATTGTTTTAATCTCCTATTTTTCCATAATGTTTTGTAATTTTCGATGGTTTTAACGGTAACCATCAACCGATTTTTACATTCTTAGTTGTAATAATTAGTCGGTTTTCTCTGCTGGTGGCTTTGGATATTGCCCAGTTTTTACATTCCAGTTTGTAAAAACCGACTAACTTTTACAGATTACCAGCGATGATTTCTAGCGACTTTTACATTTTTGTTTGTAATAATTGCCATATCTAGTTCGCTCATAGAAGGCAAACTTTGAAGGTTCGTGGTATAGATTACTAAAGTAAAGCTCGCCTTGTTTCTCAAACGCTCCAATCATTTCTATATCGCCATCGCCATTCATAATAGCCAATTTAGATTGTGCCAACCTAAAGATTATATCTTTAATGTAAGCATCGTGAATATCATTCGGGTTACGGATAATTCTAGTCAAGTAATTAGCCACGAATATTGCTGTATCACTATATCGTTTTTCAAGTGGGTTAGAAGTCAACATAATGATACCATTATGAGCTATTCCAATATTACAACCTAGTGATAGTTTTTCCATATGCTCCAAGTTATCGCTTAGAGGAAACGGGTGTGTCATTTCTTTAGAAATGCCAGCTTGAGTTGATATTCTAAAGTGCATTACACACGCTTCATCATCAGTGATATTTTCGTTTTGTATAGCTTTTAAGAAGCTGTACAAGTCCATAAAACCCTTGCGGATATGTACCTTTCCGTTTCTCGCATACATAAAGCCCGCTCCGTGTGGGTTATGGTTCCACATTTTTTCAAACACTTCAATTTTTGGGAAGGCTACGCCTTTTTCTTTTACACAAATTACACACATTTTGTTCACCTTTTACCTTTCAATATCTCATAAAGTCTGTTTTTGTTACATCGATTTTCTTTAGAAAATCTATAAAGTCTATTGCTAATTGTTCAGTCCAACCTAAACGTATTAAACGTTTATAGTGTTTCAATTCTTGCTTAGTCATTTTTTACATCTCCAATTGTAATTTTCGGTTATTTTAAGGCTACCGATGAGCCAACTTTTACATATCATTTTGTAATTTTTGAGTGGCTTTTATACCAATTCAATGCGGTTTTTACATTCTAAGTTGTAATTTTTGCCCAACTATACCCAAACGGATATTTCTACTAGAAGGGCTATAAGCCCGACTAGTAGTTACCTAAACTGTATTCGTTATCAGCGTTAGCCTTGATTATTTCATAATCAGCAGAAGTAAGGGTTTGATTTTCAACACAATCTTGCAAACGTTGTAGCACATACTTATTACAGCCCTTAAACACTTGTTTAACATCATCAATACCAACCCAAGTGATATCTTTCATTTTGTCTACCAAATGGAAGATTACTTCCATTGTGTTTCTAAATGCTGGGTAACTTCTTTGTCCGCCAACAAGTCTTAGCTCTACCCTACCAGTAGGGTAATGAGCGATATTGAAGCACAAACTATGGTCGCTATCGTATTCCCTAAGTGTTTCAAAATTGAAACTCTTAGCATAGTCTTTACTAGTCCAGCGGTTCATTTGACAGCAATAACCAGTTCGGTTAAAACTACGTTTTACTAAGTCGCACATCAATCGATAGTTTTTATTAACGAAGTAAATAAACTTTCTAAGTGCTTCCTCACGAGTTTTCTTATTTGTACCAAATAAGCCAACACTCATATTGCAGTGCATACCACAACTATCGTTAGGTGCTATTTCAAATAATTTGAAATATTCATAGGCTTTCTTGAAACCAGGATAAGAGTTTCTTATAAACTCTTTGGTCATAACTTGTGTGATTGCTTCAATTGCACTTCTACCAACTAGTGAGCCATCGTGTTGAAACTTAAATAAGTTTCTAGGTAAGTCAGCGAACACGATTTTATCCAATACTTGGATAAGCTGTTCAGCACAATTCATAGAGTTACAACTTTCTTCCATTTCAAGCCCAAAGCCTTTTAAGGCTTGTTCTACACCATCTTTAATCCATCTAAAGTTTTCATCTAGTGGTATTGTTCTATCGCTACGGAAGTATAGGTTTTCTCTAAAACCTAAGAAAGCGTAGTTAATATTGCTTCCATAACCTCCAGCGTGATAGCTTTGCTCCATTCTTTGAATGGTAGCAACTTGTAAGTTTTGTCGATTTTTTCTCATAATTTTTCTCCTTAGTTATTACAATTTCAATTGTAATTTGTCTCCTTTTCTTTTTAGTATTTTTCTTTTCCCTTATTTTCCCTTTTCACTAACTTACGCTTCTTTTCACTACCCTTTCACTACTGTCTCACTAGTTCACTAGTGAATATCTCCTTTCACTATCACTTCACTAGATGGACTTTTTACTGGTGAAATCAGTCGTGAGGTATATGGTACTAAAGCACACTTTAGTATTCCTCATATGAGGGCTTCTAAGGGGTTGCCTTTGAAAGCACCATTATTATAACACTACAATGTTTTAGCGTACGTAAAACTACCCTTTTTTACCCTTAGACTGCACAAAATAGACTACAAATAGCCTAGATATATATACTACGTATATATAAATGGGCTTTTTTCTTATATGTAGAGATATAAGCACACACAATCGCTGGATATTCAAATGGGACAGCCTTGTGGATCCGCCCCCCCTATACCACCAAACCACCCCCACCCCCATAAACCAAATATATGACCCTAACTAACTTTTTGAATTTTGGGGTGGTTTTGGGTTTTAGGGTAGTTAGTCTCCTATAACTAAAGAGGGGCGTGTATGCGTGCGATCACGCTCGTGCACACACATATATGCGAATGGCTCCCACTACAAAAAAAGGAGCGACAGAAAGAGCGACCAGGTTAGAGTTTCCCCGTGCACGTAGGCTTGTACATACACACGCAGGTGCGTATACACAAACGTAGGGGTGCACACTGGGAAATGTTTGGGAAAAGTAAGGGGAATATAAAGGGGATAGTAAAGGGAAGTAAAGGGGAAAAAACAAATAGAGGGGAATGAAAGGGGAATAAGAGGGGAGAAAAAACCTTTTAAAAGGGGTTGGAAAAGAGGGCTAGGAGAACAAAGGTGCTCAAAAAGTAAACCACGAAGGGTAGATATATTGAAAATATATAGCAAAAAGTAGTAAAAGATAAAATTGAAAAAGGCTGGTGAATAGTTATGGAGATATTAGAAATTGAAGAAGTAAGACAAAAAGAAAAAGAAGCTGAAATTGCAGAGAAGAAAAAGAGCTTTTTAGAAACCATAGCTGATAGTGAAGAACAAAAGATACTAGCCGAAACATTAAAAAGAAAAGAGAAGATCCAAGCTGAAGGTAAGAAGGCTTCAGTAGGGATAGCTAATTTAACAAAAGAAATGCTCCAAAGTGAATATGTGAATATTGATGGTGATGTTGGGCTAACATTTGAAGAAGTCTTAGTTGCACGTACTTTAGGAGATATGATGAGAAAGCAAAATAAGAGTGGAAAAGATTTAAGTGATATACAAAAAGTTGTTGAGGGTAATACAAGTGATGTGGGTGTAAGAATAGTATTTGAAACAAATGGACAAGATCTAGGTGATTAAAGTTGATTGTTGATGAGCTAGGAAGATTGGTTTATAACACCCCGAAGTTGTACCCAAAACAATTAGAGTTTTTGAAAGGCTCTGACAAAGTAACTTATAACGGATATGGTGGAGCCAGAGGTGGTGGAAAGAGCTTCTGTTTAAGACCGAAGGCAATACAGTTAGCCTTAAAATATCCAGGTATCAATATCTTATTTGTACGTAGAACTTTAAGAGAACTTGAAGAAAACCACTTACCCTATTTTGAAAGGGAGCTTGGTGGCGTATGCAGATATGATAGTAAAAAATATTTGTTTAAGTTTCCAAATGGAAGCCGTTTAAGATTTGGTTATGTAAATACCGAAAATGATATGGAAACGTATCAAGGACAATCAATCGATGCAATATTCATTGATGAAGCAACACACTTTACTGAGAAAATGTTTATGAAGTTTACTGAGTGTTTGCGTTTGTCTGATACGATTAAACCAGCTTTAGAAAAAGGCTTAGTATTTAAACCACGTATGTATTTGACTGCTAACCCTGGTGGTGTTGGACATTATTGGTTTAAGAGATTGTTTATTGATAAAGAATATCGTGGAGATGAGAAGGCTGAAGATTATCGCTTTGTACAATCTTTAGTATTCGATAATGAGTTTATCTTAAAAAACGATCCAAAGTACGTTGAACGTTTACAAGCCTTACCCGAAAAAGAACGCCAAGCAATGCTTTATGGTGATTGGGATAGCTTTGAAGGACAATTTTTTGAAGAATTTGATGAAGAATTACATACATTTGATCCTGAGAATGTTTGCATAGATGGCGAAACTGGTGTATTTGAGATACGAAATAACTGGAGAATATATCGAAGTCGAGACTATGGTTTAGATATGTTAGCTGCACTGTGGTGTGCTAGAGATGAAAACGGGACTTTTTGGGTATATCGAGAGTATGGTAAATCAAATATGCCAGTATCTGCCAGTGGTGAAAAGTTAAATAATTTAACTAGTCCAGAAGAAGTAATTTATAGTGATATAGCACCCCCAGATATGTGGAATAGAAACCAACAAACTGGTAGAAGTGCGGCAGATATTTTATATCGTGAGTGTGGGCAACGTTTGTTGAAAGCTAACAATGATAGAGAAATGGGTTGGCTGATGGTTAAGGAACTAATGAGAATTAACCCTGCAACTGGTAGACCATACTTACAGATAAGTAGAAACTGTACACAGCTAATTAAGTGTTTAAGAATTATACAACACGATGAGAAAAACCCTAATGATTGTGCAAAAATACCGCACGATATAACCCACTTCCCAGATGCTTTAAGGTATTTATGTAGTTCATATACCTATGCACCAAGTGGAATAGTTATGCCAGGTGAAGTAAGAAAAAGAACATTTGCTGATTATGCACTTGATTTGGGTGATTATGAAGATAAAGAAGATGTTGAGAGCAACGGATATATAGAAATGGGTGATTTAGATGATGATTGGTTCAGTTGATCCATTAACTGAAAAAGAAACTGAAGTTTTAATTCTAGGAAAGGAAGAAGCAAATTTACTGGAAAACTTATTAAAGGCTTTAAAGATTGACCTAAAAGATTTTTTAGAGATTAGAAAAGTTAAAGATTACAAAAAAGCAATGAATAAGAAGATAAAAGAGCTTGAAGGTAGATGTGAGGCACTTGAAAAAGAGCTTACAAACCAAAGAACTAACATTATTCAGCTTAATAATAGACTATCTAATCTTGAAATGAAAAAAGCCAATGAAGAAACATTTGATGAGTTCCCATTAAATAATGCAGATGATGAAGATGATTAGAAAAGAGATAGAACCATTACAAAAAGAAGCTGCAAAAATCAAAAAAGAGTTTGATGATTGTTACAGATATAAAGATGACAAACGTATTTTAAAAGATGCGAAAGTCGCAGTTGACTTCTATGAAGGTAGACAATGGGACAGCAAGAAAAAATTACCGTTTGAAAAACCAGTAATCAATGTAATTCAAAATATGGTTGATGAAAAAGTCGCTTCTATCTTAAATAAATCTTGGAAAGTTAACTTCATTGTTAGTGATGATAATACACTTACTGATAAAGTAAACAAGTTTACTGAGTGGCAGATGAGTGAGTTGGATCAAGACACAATGAATTACTACAATGCTTTAAATGGTTTACTAAAAGGTAGTTGGTTCAATTACTACTACTGGAATGAAGATAAAGAAGGACAAATGGGTGTAAACGATGGTGGTGTTGAGGTTATATCTATTGACATTCAAGATATCGCTGTGGCTAACCCTAAGATAAAAAATATACAAAAACAAGATTATATCATTGTACGTTCAAGAGAAAGTATTAAAAGTGTTAGAGAACTGGCAGTTGATTTAAACGATGAGGAGAAAAAAGAACTTATCGTAAAAGATAACTTCAATTCAATTTATTCAAAAGATACAGAGCAAGATGGTGAAGATTATGTTGATGTATACACTAAATTCTTTAGAGATAATGGCGAAGTTTACTTTGAAAAGGCTACTCAGTTGGTTGTATTCCAAAGAGCAACTTCCTTAAACCCATTAGTCAATGCTAAGATTTTAAAACTTAATAAAGAAACAAAAGATAGAGAAGATAATATCGAAACACAAGCTAATAACTTTGTTTCAAGTGAAGAACAAAGCATTTATAAAACTGATGCTCATTCAACACTTATGAAAACTGATGGTTTTGAAGCTGAAGAACAAGTTGATGAAGTGCCATCTGCTATGGAAGCTGAAGAACCTAAGTATGATATTTATAGTGAAGAAAGATATAAAGCTAATCAATACCCTATAACAATGGGTGTGTTTATTGAAAGAGATAATTGTATATTTGGTTTAAGCTGGGTTGCACAACTAATTGCACCACAAAAGAATATAAACCAATTACTTGCTACAACACTTTTAACAGCTACAAAGTGGACAATGCCACAAGTAGTAGTTAAGGAAGGTGCTTTAGGAACACAACAATTAGATATGTCAAAGCCTGGTGGTATCATAACCGATTATTCCCCACAAGGTACTGAAGGTATAAAGTTGTTGAATTATCCTACAATGCCAACTTCACATTATGAGTTATCGCAATCAATGATAACAATGTTAAAAGATGTTTATAGAACAAATGATATCTTAAATGATGGTAGAAATACATCAAAAGGTATGTCTGGTTATGCGATGAACTTAATTACATCTATTCAAGAAAAACCGATTGCACAGTGGCAACAAAAGATGGCTAGATCCATTCAAGCTGAAGGTAGAATACTTGAAATGTATTATAAGTTATATTATCGCAATAAGAGATTTACTTATAGAAAGACCGATGCTGAGATTATGGCACAACAAAGTCAAAAACCAGGTGAGCAAATACCAACAATGCACACTGAAATATTTGATGGTAAAGAGTATTTAGATACACCATTTAATGTAATAGTTGAAGTTGGCGAAAGTGCTAAGTTCAATGAAACATCATTTGTAAGCCTAATTGAAACATTATTCTTAAATGGTACTATTGAGAAGTTATCTCCAGAAACACTTGATATGTATGTAACTATGATGCCAGATACATTATTCCCTAAGAAGGGTGAGTTTAAACTACTAATTAAGCAAAAAGAACAAGGCATTATCAATAAACAAAATGAGATGATTAACCAACAACAACAAGTTATTGAACAATTAAAAGGACAAATTAAAGAACTTGGCATAAGAGAACAAATGAAAGAAAAAGAAATGCAAAATGTAGTTGAAGGTTACAATTATCAATTAAAGAGGTTGTACCAGCAAAACGATATGAATAAGTTAGCTGTCAACAATATAGCGGCATATAGACAGTCGCAGAATAAAAATGTCGAATAATTATTACCTACGAAAGTAGAGATTACCCTATAAGAAGGAGAAAAGTATGAGAGAGTTTAAAAAGTTAAACTTACAACTATTTGCCGAAGATGACAAAGAAGTTGAACAACCCGTAGAAGAAGAAAATACGGAGACTGAGTTTGATGATACTGAAGGTGAAGGCGAAGAAGCTGAAACTGAAGTTGAAGCAAAAGAAGAAAACCCAGAGGATATGCAAACTAAGGCTGAAGCTGAAAAGAAAGAAGCTAGTAGACAAGCATACCTAAGGAGACAAAGAGAAAAGGAAGCAAAACAACGTGAAGAAGAAAAGCGTGCTTCCTATGTAAGTGGTTTAAAGAAATCTGTTGGTGGAATTAACCCATTTACTGGTAACAAAATAGTAGATGCAGAAGATGTTGAGGAATATGAAACAATGCTTGAATTAAAAGAGCTTGGTAAAGATCCTATTGAAGATTATTCATCTTATCTAAAAGAAAAATCACGTAAGGAAAGAAAAGAACGTGAAGCAAGTGCCAAAGCTGAACAAGAGAACAGTGCAAAAATGAAGGGCGAATTAGATGATTTTGTAAAGGCTTATGGTGCTGAAAAAGTCCAAGAGATATTAAATGATAAGGACTTCTTAGATTTTGGAAAAGATTTAATCAATTCTGGTGCATCTCCAAAACTTGTGTATGAGAAATACTTACACATTACTAAAAAAAGTGATGAAAAGGCTGAAGAACTCTTAATTGAAAAAGATGCTCGTAGAAAATCATCACCAGGACAAATGAAGTCTAGTGAAAGCAAGCCAAAAAGCTTCAAAGATATGAACCGAGATGAGTTCAGAGACTTTTATCACTCATTATTAAATAATTAAGAAAGATAAAAGGAGAAAAAGAACAATGAAAAAATTAAGAAAATTAGACTTGTGTTTACACACAACATCATTACCTACTGGTTCAACTGACCTTAAAACAGTTAACACATCAACTTATGAAGGTAGAGTTTCAGTTGATGAAGCTCATTCATTTGTTGACTTAGCGTTAAAAGAAAGTATTTATGAAGAATTAACACTTGAAAAATACTTTGATACAGTAAATCTACCTAAAAATCACGGTAAGACTTACACATTTAGAAAGATGACTAAATATGATGCAAAAATCAATGATTTAGTTGAAGGTGTTATTCCACCAGAAGATGCACCAATGGGTATCTTAGAGTATACAGTAGCTCTATCTAACTATGGTGGATATACAACTTACACTGATGATTTAGAAATCTTCTCATTAAATAACGGCAACTTAGCTCGTATTTCAAGAAATCAAGGCGACAGCGTTGGTGAAAAATTAAATTATAAGTATAGAGATGCACTATATGCTTCTACAAACAGATGGTATGCAGGTTTAACTTCTGCTCCAGCTTCACTTGCAGCAGCAAGAGCTGGCTTAACAATGTTCCAATTAGATGATTTAAGAAAGATTGCAACATTCTTCAAGAAGTTCCATATTCAACCTTTCAAAGATGGTTTCTATGTTGTAGCAATGCCAGCTGAAGTTGAACAATCATTATATTCTCTTAAAAAGAGTGGTGCAAATGATCCATATTCATTTGTCGAAATTCAAAACTATCGTGCTGCTCAACAAAAGCCAATCTTTGAAAACGAAATCGGTACTTGGTTAAACTTCAAGTTCGTTTCTGAGCCATCACTTGGTGTATTAAAAGATGCAAGTGGCAATGATATCGTTAACGATAGTACTCACAAATTACCAGTATTTGGTTGTGTTATCTTAGGTAGATATAAAGGCGAAAAGGGTGCTAAGGCAATCAAACTTGAAGGCGAAGGTGCTCCTAAGTCAATTATCAAAGATGTAACTTCTGGCGGTGCTAAAGAGAACCCATTAAATCAAATTGGTTCTGTTGGCTGGAAGTTGAAGGGACACGGCTTAACTGTTCTATATGATGAAGCAGTTATGGTTTACGAATGTCTAAGCGATATGGCTGAAATTGAATGGAATGAAAATGAAATCGATCAAGCTAGAGCTGAGTTTGCAAGAGGTGTTGATGGCAAGGTTACTGGTAACCACGCAACTAATGCACGTGGCAAGATTGTTCCAGAAGCAACTACAGCATTAACAAAAGGTACAAAGACTGATATCGTAGATGGTACACCTACTGCACCACTACCAGCAACTACACCTAATACCTAAAAATAAAAATTGAGAGGACTGAAGAAAAATGGGAAAAAATGGAAAAGTGGCTTTTAAGTATGAAGATACTAGAAACCCAGAGCAAAAAGAACAAGTATACTTTATTCAAGGAAAACGAGTACGAGTAAGACCAGATACAGAAGTAGAGGTAGAACCTATCATTGCTGAAATCGAAGCTGAAAGAAAAGCTCTAAGAAAAAAAGTAGAAAAGTCTAATGAAGAACTAGTAGTTATTAAAGAATAATTACAAAGAGGGGTGAGGGGAATTAAAACCCCTTGCCCTTTAATTTTATATAGAAAGGAACTTTGATATATGAAAGTTGAAAGACTAATATTGCTTTCGTTGCAGTATCTTGAACAGTACAGTGAATTAAATACAACTGAGTTTCAAATTGATGATATAAAAGAAGATGATGCCTTCAAAGACTATATCAATAATATGGAACATTCAATCGAAATGGGTTTAATGCGTTTGTCAGCTTCTTTAATTCTACCAGTACAAGAGCTTGAAATTACTGCACAAAAGCTAATTCAAAATGGAAAAATAATATATTTGAGATTAGCTGATACAAGAGAAAGTATCGCTCATAAAGTATCAAATGTATATAAAATAGATTGCAACGGAAATATCAATGGTAATATAGCGTATAACGTTATAGGTAATAAAGTGATTATTAGAGATAACATTTGCGATGGAGATAAGTATTATATCGTATATCACCCAAGAATGTTTGATTTAGAGAAGTATAGAGGAGAAAACCAAAAGGTTTATGATATTGATTTAGCAAGTCTAACAATCAATGATAGTGAACTTGGTGAGATTTTCACTTCTGTACCAGATGAAATGGCTATTACAATTAAGTATTTAATCTATAGCGACTTAAAGATTGAAGAAAATGCAAACTTAGCTAATATCAATAAGAACTACTTTGAAAGTTACCTAAACGAAAATGCTTCACTTCAAGTAATTTCACACGAAGTAGAAATGAAAGGCGTATATGATGAGGAGCCAAAACCAACAGTAAATACTTCACATTATGTACCATATGAAGTGGGTGATGAAGATGATTAGGTTTAACACAAATAGATCTTTAGGAAATACAAACACTTCAATATTCAAAATTGAGAAGTTCAACGGTGTTGATTATACTTCAACCCCTACTGAAGTTGATAATTCCAGAGCAATCGAGATTAGCAACTACGTACCAGAAGGTAACGGCTTGGTAAAAAGACCTGGATATGAAAGAGTTGAAATATATAATGATGGAACACCACTAACTGATGTTCTAAATATGGTTAGTTTTGATAATAAAACATTTTATTTTTATAACCATACAACAACTATAGGTAATCAAAAACAGTTATTAGTTTCCATTCGTGTAACCAATCCTACTGAACGTTTAGTTAGTATTGGTGCTATAAACATTGATAATTATTTGAGCGTTGATGATGTACACGCCTTTGTTGGTGGAGACAAACTATTTTTTATTACACCAGGACATTTCTCTATGATATATAAAAATGGTGGAAGTGTAACTGGGTACTCTTACAGAGATGTTTTAACCTCTGGGTTAGTATATGTGCCAACTATTACAACGGGTATTCCATCAATCAATTCATCTGGTAAGGCTTTAACTATTGAGCAACCTAATATTTTAACTTCAAAAGTAAAGGTTGAGTTAAACTTTTGTGAGAAACTAATCAATACATACGATGGCAATACTGGTGCTTATGGCGTTGCGATTTATGATTTAGCAAGTTACTTACCTAATCAAACACTTGATTTTTCAAAATTGTATTACATTGACAGCAATGAAGTAAGCACTTCAAGTTCTGTATACGATATTGTTGATACCATTGTTAAAACAAAAACAACAGTAAAATTAGATGTAATCTTAATTAGAGATGACAACGATAAGATACCAGCAAAGTCAGCCTTCTCGTTAGAGTATGTTGATGGTAAAGTTAAAATAGTTTATAGCATTGATACCACTGGTTTAGGGCTTGATTTTACTAATCACTCATATATATTACAAGCTGATATTGAACTTACCCTTGATGGCTATGATAATCACCCAGAGCTAATTACAAATGCTAAGCATACTTCCTTCTTTAGTGAAACTAATACTGATGTTTTATTCGTATCTAACGGAAATAAAGACTTCCATACATTAAAACCTGCTTTTGGTACTGGAGAAGATTGGGAAACGTTCACATACTTTGGCAGTGATACTTACCAGGTATTTGGTGATGATAGTGAAATAATTGGCTATGGCAACTTGAATAATGGTACTATGTTGATCCTAAAGAAAAGCGTAGTTGGTAAAGCTAACGTATTCATTAGAAGCCAAAAGTACCAAAACACAGCAGTTGAATATGTAATATCTTCAGCAAATGGAGATGTAAAGTTCAACTATATCAAAAGTGAAGTACTATATCCAGTTGTACCATATGGTTTAAACTTAGAGTGTGATACAAACTCAAAGATAATTCAATATGATAATAAAGTAATCGTAAGTGCTAAGAATGGTGTTTATTATATAAACCCAGAAACTTCAACTGCTACACAAATATATGGTGTGTATGAATTGTCATATATGGTTAGAAACGATTTATCTAAGACTGATTTTAGAACTGAAGTTATCGAACATAAAGGTTACTTGTTTGTGCAACGTTATGATAAGAACGGTATAAACAGAATATATGTTGCTGATAAGAACAGATATACTTTTATTGATGGTAAACTTCAATATGAATGGTGGGCTTTAGATGATGTTAATGCTGAGAAGTTTATAAGCGTGAATAATGAATTATATTTCATCACTACTGACTATTACACAAAAGATAAATCAATCTATAAGTTTAATGATAACTTATATGATACTTTGTATGCTGATTTAGATACTGCTGAAAGTGGTGTAATTAGAGAAAACACCCCAGATTTTGAAGCTAACAATTATGCGTACTATAAGATATCTTATTTTACAGCTAACACTGTTTACAAGAACAAAAATATGGAAGATTATGTTAAGTTTAAACAAAACGCAATCTTTACTTTAGAAGATACTTATGTTGATACAGACCACCCAAACTGGGATATGTTCTCTACAAAAATAGATCCATTTGATTACATCGAAAGAGAAGCATATGGAGAAACTGCTGGGCGTTATCTAATCACAAAGAAAGAAACAACTAGTAGAGATTTCTTTATTGAACTTATTACACGTTTTGTTGATGAGGAGCTAATAACAATAGTTGAAACACTTACTGAAGGTGATGTAATTGAATACGTTGCTGATATGAACGCTTGTTTCGATACACGAGACTTATACACTTTCTACCTTAGTGGAGACCAAAAAGTTAAGGCTAAAATAGATGATATTTATTATATAAAGTTTTATGAAGGCACAACTGAGATTGAAAAAGTGTACGATATTAGAGATTGTATTTACCAAGATGATAAATGGTATTATTTCAAAGATAATGTATTTGAAGAACTAGGGGATAATCAAACTGTGTTGTTTAACTATTATACATTTAAGTATAAAGATACACCTTTGATTTTATATTGGAGACATAGCTCAAGTGCTACATTAGATAATTCTATAAATGGAATTATCCCTAAAGTAGAATACCAACGACCAATTCGTTCTGTATGGTTATCAAAGTATTTAGACTTTGGTGCAATCAACACTTTAAAGACTATATCTAACGTATACTTTGTACCAGAAACAAGGCGTGGTGGTATGACTAAGATTGGCTACAAGACTTATAAAGGTGAAGAATATTTTGCTGAGAACTATTTTTCTAAGAAGGAACTAGGTTTTGAACAAAATAGATTTAGGTTTGATGATGTTACATTTGATGACTTCAGCTTTGAAAACCAAGAGTTCGCTCATACAGTGTCTTGCAGAAAGAAAGTAAGAAACTTTGCATTTGTACAATTAAAGTTCTACTCTGATTTATACAAAGATAGTACTTTGGTTAACTTTGCAATCAAATATCAAACAACACTTAAAACAAATAAGGGGGTGAAATAATGGCTGATATTGCTACATTAAAACAAGCCATAAAGCAAAAATATGATATTACTAACGAAACTACCGTTGAGGAAATACTTGATTTAGTAGATGTGGTTAGTGTTGATGAACTTAACGCTATTAAAGCCACTTCAGTAATACCATTACCTAACTCACAAATAAAGAATAATGCGGCTGAATTAAAGGAACGTTTCGTACATATCGCAACTGATGAAGAACGTGGTTTAGCATATGTAATCAATAAGCGTATGGCACTTTTAAGAATATTCTTGGAAAAGTATTTAGATGTTGCCGATGAGACATTTACTAAATACACTGATATAGTAGATGACTTGACTACTGAAGAAAACACTAAACCTTTGAGTGCTAAACAAGGTAAAGTATTAAAAGACTTTGTGGATCTATGCGTAAAACATAGTGAAGTTGTTAACAACTTAACAAGCGATAATACTGATAACCCATTAAGTGCTAAACAAGGTAAAATGTTAAAAGCAATCATCGATGATATGAAACGTGCTGGTATTGATGCAGCATTAAGAGAAAGAATAGATAGCGTTGAAGCTAAAATACCTACACAAGCAACTGCTGAAAACCAATTAGCAGATAAGGCGTTTGTTAACTCAAGCATCAATAACTTAGCAAGTTATCCAATTAGAAAGACTGCTTTAGGCGAAGCATTTGCAACAAAAGCAGAACTAAATAACGCTACTACATTTTATAGTGGTGGAGCAGAAAGAGTACCAACTAAAAACGATTATACAATTATTTTAGCTGATGAAACTCACGAAAATGCTTGTACTAGATATACATATCAAAATAACCAATGGGAATTTGATTATGTTATAAATGATAAACCATTCACACAAGGACAAGCTGATGCCATTGATAGTGGTATTACTGGTGAACTTGTACAAGCAATTAGAGATAACGCTTCTAATAGACACAACCACTCTAATCTATCTATTTTATCTCAGATAACTGAGCAAGAAATAGAAAACTGGGATAGTAAGTATAAAAAGCCTAACACTGGTATTCCAAGTACTGATTTAGATGATGAAGTACAAGCTCTTTTAGGTAAAGCAGATACGGCTCTACAATCGCACCAGGATATAAGTGGTAAGGTTGATACAACAACTAAAGTTAATGGGCACGCTTTAAGCGGAGATGTTACAATTACTGCTGGTGATGTTGGTTTAGAACACGTTGATAATACAGCCGATATAGATAAACCAGTAAGCACAGCAACTCAAACGGAGCTAAACAAAAAAGAAGCAACTGCAAATAAAACTCCTACTTGGAGCGAAACACCTAGTGATACTAAATATCCAACTGAAAAACTAGTTAAAGATACACTAGATACAAAGGCTTTAATCACTGAAACTGGTAATGGTATTGTTTTAGAACTTACTAAAGATGATACAACTTTCAAATATTCTTTAGTTGCAAAACTAAAAGATAAAAACGGAAATGTAATTTCGACTTCCAGTGCAGTAAGCATTGATCTACCTTTGGAAAGCGTAGTAGTAAGTGGTATCTATAATGATTTAACACAAAAGGTTATTCTCACTTTACAAAATGGTTCTACAATCGAGTTCAGTGTTGCAGGCTTAATTAGTGGTTTACAAGCTACAATCGATGCTAATAATATGCTTTCAAGTGATTTTGTTGATGATACAAACCATATACATAAGTTTGTTACAGTTGCCGAAAAAGCTGCTTGGAACGCTAAATATGATAAACCAGCTAATGGTATACCAGATAGCGACTTAGAAGAAAGATATTATAAGATTAACCAAAAATTAGTAGCACACGATTGGGCGTTAGTGAAACAACTAAACGTTTGGGAAAACTTTGGTTTATACAAATGGTATCTTGGCGATAAGATGTACTGGAACCACGAAACAACAAGCAAAGAGTGGGATAATACACAACAAGCATTTGTTGATAAAACTTGGGTAGATAATAATGGCGATGCATTCAACTTTGAAGGTAACAATGTATGGACTGATGGAGAACACATTTATTATTCTAACGGAACTACACATTATGAATTAAACCCAACAACTGGCGTATGGACACCTAAGACTTGGGAAGGCTTCCCATCTAATACATTTAATGGTGAAAGTGTATGGCATTATAAAAAGCATACATATTGTGCGTATGGCAATTATGCACGTGAACTAGTAGATGGTGTTTGGGTATCTAAGTACTGGACTGTTAATGGAAGCACTGGAAGTGTTATTGATGGTAAATACGTATGGACTGATGGAGAAAGTATGTATTGTACAATTCCTAGTTTGAGTGCTCAATATATGCTTAACCCAATAACTGAAGAATGGGAAAATGTTACAATCGTTGATAACTCTGGCAGCAATAATTTCTATCCTCAAAAAGCAAATATATGGAGCGATGGAATAAATACATTCTATTGTGCTGGTGGTTTAGTTACAACTATTTTCTTAAAACAAAAGAAACAGTTTATTCAACACTTTAGGTTGTTTGTTTATTATGGATATAACGTTTGGAAAAGTGGAAATGATATTTATACATATTGCCACAATAACTCATCTATAAGTGGCTATAATAACTCAACATATAGATATAGGATCTACAAGCTAAATATGTATGACTTGCCAGAAATTATGGCTGAAGCAAATGTTTTAAATATGAAACAAAAACTTGACACCGTTGAAGAAGGTGCCGAGAAGAATAAAATTACAGAGATAAGAGCTGTTGCTGGTTCACACATTGGCGAAGTTGGGACGCCTACAGTAGACCTTTATCAAAGAAGTATATCTACACCTACAAAATTCGATTTAGAATTTAATTATTTAAAAGGCGAAAAAGGAGATAAGGGAGATAAAGGCGACACTGGAGAAACTGGTGCTAAAGGCGAACAAGGTGAACAAGGTATTCAAGGTGAACGAGGTATTCAAGGTGAACCTGGTTTAAACGGTACATCTTGTACTCATAGCTGGAACGGTACAACTTTAACAATTACAAGTGCCAGTGGAACTTCATCTGCTAACCTAAAAGGCGAACCAGGAGAAAGTTATGATGATACAGAAGTTAGAGGTTTAATAACAACTGAAACAAATAGAGCCATTTCTCAAGAAAATAAAGCATTGTATTTTAAAGGTGCTTTTGATACTGAAACAACAACTGGTGGTATAACTACTATTACTAGACAAACAGGGTATTTAAATTTATCAAAATTGATTTTAGATAATGCAAATGTTGGTTATTTTAGAGAAACTAGAACAGGACATTATCAATATGGTCCTTTAGGATTAGACATTAATTTCTTACCTGATACAACATCTGGCTGGAGTGGTGTAGGTAATTATGGTTTTCATAGTGGAGATGCTTGGTCAATTGATGATTATGTATTTAATAATTATTATGTTGCCTTACCAAATACTTATGATACAAAAGATAAGTATTTACAATATTTTAGAGAACGTGAAGTTATTATCCAATACAAGACTGCCACATCATACACAGAGCAAGTCATCACAAATCAACCACTTATCACATTAGACCAAAAAGGCTCACAATGGTTAAGAGAAGAATGGCTAAAAGGGTTGAATTTGTTTAATAATCCTTATAATTATATCAATCCAAATGCTAATGGTGTTTCTATTAATATCAATAAAAATAGTTGTATATTAAATGGAACATCTAATGATGGATTTTATGCTAGTGTAGGAACAATTTTATTAAAAGCTGGTACTTATTATTTTAAAGAGTATGTATTAAGTGGCTCTTTTAGTAATTCTAATCTTACTAGAATTAAGTTTGGTTTATATGATGCTAATAATAGTGATATTGCTCTTGGATTAAATGAGGGTAAATTTACATTAACACAAGATACTACACTTGATATAGTAATATGGTTTGGTGATAGTGGAATAACTTTTAATAATTGCTCTATTGGTTATATGTTAACCGACAGCTCACACGCATATCCTTATCAAGAATACAACGGCAAAACACTACATCAAAAAGATATTGAGCCGATTTTGTTGTGGCAAAATGGTAGTCCAACAAGTGAATTACTTGATAACACAGAGTTGACTTTAGCTCAATCTATAGACAATTTTAAATATTTGGTTATTTGTTTTAAACATTATGCTTCATCATCAAACACAGAGAATGTTGCTAAAATTAAGATTGGTGCTGATGGCTCATTTGCATTTATTTCATCTGTAGCATTTGATGGTAATGTAAGTAGAAAAATTAACTTCTTGAGCAATAGGTTAAAATTGAAAGTCACAGATGCTTTTAATAGTGCTGGGTCATCTTATAATACAAGAAGTGCTATCCCAATTGCCATTTACGGCACTAATATATTATAGGAGAGTGATTTATAATGGAAACTTTAAAACTAGATGAATTAAACGAAATATTAAATATTCAAGGTATAGAAGGAGAATAAAAATGGGACTAATTGTTTTTTTAGTATTTACAGTAATGTTTGTAGATGGTTTATTGTTTAAATATGAAATAGATGATGAAAGCGAGGGAAAGAAAAATGACTAAATGTATTGAGAACAACACAGAAGAAGAACTAAAGGAGCTATTACCAGACATTCCGTATGAGATTGTTGAAATAGTTTATGGATATTATCATAGAGGTAGAATGTCGGTAACAGCTTACACAATAAAATGTAGCATAAGTTCTTCAACGTTGTATAGATACATAAAAGTTGTTAAAAATGCTTATGATAAGAGGGTTCGTTAAGAACTCTCTTTTTTTGCAAAATTTTCTCTAAAAATTACATTTTCTTTTGTAATTTACCGACTTTTAAGATGGTAAGTTTTGATAGTTGACATCATATATAATTAAGGCAGAAATGAGGTAATAGTATGTCAAATTATAATCCTTATGGTTATCCTTATGGAACGCCAAATTTTAATTATCAAAATCAAGCACCACAACCTCAGCAAAATCTTTATGCGATTGTTAACGGATTAGAGGGTGCTAAAAATTATCCTATAGCAATAAATCAAACTATGCTTCTAATGGATAGCAACCAACCAGTTGCTTATAAAAAAAGTTCAAACGGTTTAGGACAATCAACTATCGAGTGTTATAAATTAGTCCAAATTAGTGAGCAAGAAGCTAGAGGGGAAACAAGCGGACAACCACAAGTTGAGTTTGCATTAAAAAGTGATTTAGATGCTTTATATAAGAAGATAGATGAACTATCAAAGAAACAAAAGAAAGAAACAAAAGTAGAAGGAGAACAGAACAATGCCTAACCCTTTTGTAAATAATGTACCAAGTAATAACTTAAATAATATACAAAATGTATACAAAATGTTGATGAACAGTAGAGATCCAAAAGGCTTGTTTATACAGTTGGCACAGCAAAACCCACAGCTAAGACCGATTGCACAAGCCTTACAACAAGGTGGTAACCCACAAGCGATATTCAATCAAATATGCCAGCAACGTGGTGTTAACCCAGATGAGTTTATAAGAAGTATAACTGGTAATAACACTAATTCTAGGTAAGGTGTTTATTATAAAAATTATGAAAGGAGAACTAACTTATGGAAGGAACTGGAATACAGCCAGTAATGGATATGAACAGAGGTTATGGTGATGGCTTTGGCTTTGGTGGTTCTGGCTTATGGCTATTCGCTATACTTGCATTGATGTGGGGTGGTAATGGTTTCTTTGGCAATAACGCTGGTAATACTAACGCAATTCAAGCAGATGTAAACAGAGGTTTTGATAACCAAAACTTACAAGCACAAACTAGAGATATTTTGGCAGCTGTAACATCTGGTACTGCTCAAAGTGTTGCTACAACTAACCAAGTATATCACGACACTGTATCTGCATTAAACGATAAGTACTCTGAGCTTCAAAGAGATGTTGCTGGTTTAGCAGTAGGACAAGCAAACTTATTAGCTAAAGAAAATGAGTGTTGCTGTGCTTCATTGAGAGCGATTGATGGTGTAAACTACAATCAAGCTATGAATACTGCGGCAATTAAAGAAGCCATTATGCTTGATGGACAAAAGACACGTGATCTAATCACTGAAAATAAGATGGAAGCACTACAAAATAGAATTAGCCAACTTGAACTTCAAAACGCAGTGGCTGGTGTTGTAAGATATCCAAGTGCTACTACTTACACAAGTGGAGCTAACCCATTCTGTGGTTGCAATTTTAACGGTAATATTTAGCCCTTTTTGGCACGACAATCTGTCAATATAATTACTGAGTTTTAGGGCTGTTTTATATAGCCCTTTTATTTTATAGAAGGAAGGTAAACAAAATGAATAATAGTTTGATTTTTATGAATACAGTAACAACAGCTTCAGTTACTGCAAATGGTGTAATACCTCTAACTAACATACAACGTAGAAGGGGTAATGTAATTCAAAATGGTACAAATAGTATTACATTAAATGCACCAGGATATTACAAAATAAATGGTACGATTACATTTACTGCACCAGCTCCTGGAGATGTTACAGTTCAAGTACAAAAGAATGGTGTTGAGATACCTAGTATCACAGCAAGCACAACTATAACTACTGCTACAACTGAGGTTAGAAGTTTAGCAATTAGTGGTGTAATTAGAGTATATTGTAATGAAGGTGTATCATCTATCTCTTTGGTTAACACTGGTGAAGCAATTACAATAAGTAATGTATCACTTGATATAGAGTACTTAGGCTAGGTGGTGTAAGTATGCATAAAACTTTAATAAAGGAAGCAACTGATGAACAATTAAGAGAGTTTACAGTTGATGCCTTAAATATGATAAAGGAAACCCATAAGGACTTGTACGACACTTTAGAAATGTATTTGTATAAAGAAATCTATGGGTGTCATTTCAACGAGTGGTTAGTTAAAAAGGCTACGAGTGATATGATAAATGAAGATGGTACAAAGGGTGCACACTGGACTGTTGAAGAAACAACTTCAGTAGCAAAACAAAGTGGAATTACTTTTGACAACTTCAATGAATATGATTGGAACTACGTTATGAATATGATTTATAGCGATTATTATGGAGCGATACCTAATGAAGTATCTAGTTATGTTAAGTTAGCTAAGAAGTTTATAATGGATAAAGATACGGATAAGGGCAAAGCATTGAAATACTACATATCATTTAAAGATTAAGGGCTGGTAAAACAGCTCTTTTTGTTTGAAAGTTGCTCATTTAGTAAACCATCAATTTTCAACGTATTGATTAACTTGTGGTTTATTTTTTAAAATGTTAAAAAATAAAGAAAGAAGGTTACAAAAAATGAAGAAAAAAGTTATCGTTTTTTTAGTGGTATCAATGTTATGTTTGTTACCATTTCTAGGTGTAAGTGCCCTAGCTGCAACAGAGGGTACTGAAGAAGCAGTTAGTATTACGACACAAGCCGCTGATTTTGCTAACAAATGGCTACCAGCTATAATTACTGCTGGGTTTGGTACAGTTGGATCATTTGCTGGTTTGTTAATACTAATATGGAAAGTTAAAAAGTATAAGTTCACTTTAGATACTTCTACTGGTGAAGGAAAGAAGAAATATGATGAAGCCAGAGCCAAACTAGAAGAACAAACAAAAGCGTTCAAAGAACAAGCTAACACTTTAAAAGACCTTGTTATGGAACAAAAAGAAACAATTTGCAATATGGCTAAGCAACTTGAAAAGAGTGAGAATAGCAAAAAAGAGTTAGTCCTATTGTTATGTGAATGTGTTGGTATGATACCGCAATTTGTTGCAAATGGTACTGCTCAAAAGATTGCTGAGTGTACAAATGTTGCAGTTGAAGATATTAAAAAGAGTATAGAAAATATCCAAAAGTTAGAACAAGACCAAGAGCAAGAAAAAGAAGGTGAGTAAAATGACATTACATAAGAAGCTAATTATACTAAAATATGTATTTTATGCCATTTCTTATATTTGTCTTTTTACACCTATGCTTGTCTTATGCATTGTGAATAAAGATACGTATTTTGTGAAAAACAAGAGCGGTTGGAGCGTTGCGTTTGGTGGTGCACTAAGCGTACTGTTCGCAATATTGTTAGCAAAGGTTGGGTTTAAGAAAATAAACAAAGCCTTAACCGCTTCTATGTTTCTAGTAATTATCTGGTGTTTTGAAAGCATTATCAATGATTTACTAGCGGTAGCATTTTGTTATTGGCTAGGTATTGTGTTGTTTACAGTGTTTGAATTACCAGCTAAACATTACGCAAATAACTTGAAGATTTACAACGCTGAATACATAAAAGATACGGCACGTGAAGAAATAGCTTATAAGAAAGAAGCGAAAAAGCAAAAGAAACAAAGCATTGAAGAAGAACAACTTGAAAGTGGGAGAGTATAATGGAAAATTCTGTTGATAAAAATGAAGCCTTTGAGTACGAAAGAGAAAATAAAGTTATAGAGTTCATAAGAAAGAACATACTTAATTTTTTAATCACCATTGTAGTTTTAGCCTTTCTATTCAAAGATTTAATCGAAATTGAAAAAAGTGGTAAGACAATAGTAGAAATAGTTGCAAACTCTGTTGTCAACCTAGTAGTAGGACAACTTATCAAAAACTTGTTTTTAAGCAAAGGAACATATGCAGGTTTTAATTCTAAAGCATATAAGAGAAAGCAAAAGAGATATAGTGATGAATTAGAGAAAACTGATGAGAACGTAAATGAGTTAGATGCCTACTGTGAATATAAAAATGAACAACGCTTAGCCAAAGTCCAAAAGCACATTTTAAGACCAGGAAGAATTAGATATGAGGACTTTATAAGCAAGAGAAAAGAAGAAGTATGCCGAGATAAAACTCAATATAAGATTTGGGAAAAAGCAGAAAAAGTAAAGATCCAAATACTTACACCAGAGAACCTTGTTTCTGAAACCGATAGCAATTATGAGAAAGGTAAGAAGGAAGAAAGTTTAAAGAGCCATCACGCTAAGGAAGGCAGTAAGTCATTTATTATTGCGGCTTTACTATCTCTTATCTTTGGTTACTTTGTACCAGTGCTTAACAACGATATATGGGCTGGTATGTTATGGAATGTTATTCAAGTAGCAATATGGTTAGCTTTTGGTATCATACAATATTACCAAGAATACACATATATAACTACTGATTATGCACAAAGATTATTACGTAAAACGACTTATTTAGTCGAGTTCAATAGTGGAAAAGGAGAGTGGAAGAAAAATGAAAAAGATAACATCAAGAACAATGACACCTTACAACCCCAACAAGGCGACACAAACAACAGCGAAACCAACAGCAATACAAACAGCCCAAGCCAATGCTAATGCTTCAGTTGCTGATAAACCAGTTGCAAGCACAACACCTACAACTGAAGATAGATATGCTGAAATGCAAAGAATGGCTAATATAGATTGGCAAAATCAAAAGGAGAATATTCAACAAAGCACATTAAACGCTAAGATGGAATTAGCTGATATAAATAAAAAAGCAAGCACATATTATGAAAATTACTTAAAGTCTAAGGGATTATATGGAAGTGGTGCTGGTGCTGGTGTATACAATGATATGCAAACTAATTTAATGAACGCTACTTCACAAATTAACCAGCAAGGACAGAAACAATTAGATAATGCAAGACAAGATAGAACTTCTCAAATGCAGTCTATGATCCAAAGTGCATTACAAGCTGGTGCAACTAATGAAGATATAGATAACATTACTTCACGTTATGCTGAAGATAGTTTGACACCAGGAGCAATGAGCGGTGTTGAGAACTTAAAGACTATCAATGATATTCAACAAAGAACTAAAGCTGAAGCTGAACAAAAAGCTAAAGATGAAGAAGATAGAGCATTCTTATATCAAGCATATCAACAAGCCCTTGCAAACAATGCTTCTGCTGAGGAATTACAAGCAATTAGAGACCAATACAACAATATCGGTGCTGATGAGCGTAAGTTAACTACACTTGAACAACTACAAGAAGCCGCTAACAATAAGACAGCGAGTGATGAAGCTAAGGCTAAAGATGCAGAACAAAAGGCAACTAATAGAGCTACTTTATTAACTGCATATCAAGAAGCCTTAACTAATGGTGCAAGCGAAGAACAATTAGAAAAAATTAAGAATAATTATCCAGAACTTGCTGAAGAATTAAAACCAGAACTTACATTGCTTCAAGAATTATCTACTATTGCAAACGCTAAGACAGATAAAGAAAAGGCTGAAGCCGAAAACAATGCTAAGGAAACTTTAATTCAAACACTTGGTGATGAAGTCGCTAAGTTGGCTGATATGTACGGGTACACTCAAAGTGAGATTGAAGCTAAGAACAATGCAATTCAAGAAATTTTCAATGATACAAGCCTAACAACTACTGAAAAATATCTAAAGGCTTTAGCAGTTACTCACGGTGCAAACGATGAAAATGGTGAACAAGAACCTCAAACAGATGGTACAGTAAAAGATGAAACAACTGATACACGTGTGTTTGAAAATGATGAAGTAAGAATGGCTAATATAAGTGCTATGCAAACTTTAGTCGCTTCTAACCCAGAGGCAGTTCATCAAAAACTATATACCTACACTAACAAAGCTGAAAGTCTAGGGCATCTTGGCAACGCTTGGGGTTCAACTGAAGCCATATTAAAGAACGCTGAAGCTGTATACACAAATGATGAAATTGCTAACCATTATATGAACTTCTACAAAGAAAAATCTCAGGGCTACCAAGATGAAAAATATTTGAACCAGTTAAGCGAAGTAATGGATAGTGCAATCAATCTTGCAAACAACGGTGTATTACCTAATGGTACAACAATATCAATAGCTCCAAACAGAGGACTTATTAACCCTTCTGGAAACGCTGCATATGTATATTACTATGATGAAGATGCAAAACAAGGTAATTGGTATTTAGCAGAGCAAAAAATCGCAACATTTGATAGTGTTCAAGGTGCAGAGGATCTAAAGAAAATTGTTGGCAGTGAAATATATAGTAAATATTCTAAGCCTGGAACACAACAACCAAAGGTAGAAAATAAGACTACTAAAACTACTAGCACAACTTCAAAATCAAAAACAGATTATTACAAAAATAAAACGGACAACTTAATTTTAAATAATTTAGCTGAGTAAAGAAAGGATAATGCTTATGGAAAATAGTACATATGAATTATTACTTAAAAACTTAAAAAATAAAATGGCAAAAGAAAACGTGGAGAGTAGCAACCAACAAATTGATTACTACGCTTCCCGTATGGCTAGTCAGCAAAATGCTCAACAGTTAAAGAGTAAAAACCTAATTGATGTTGATAGAGAAAACCAACAAAAAAACCTTATTGATATTTACCAAAAGCAAGAGCAACCACAAGAACTTCAAATGACTGAAAGCCAAATGGATCAAGGCAACTGGTGGGAAAACTTTTGGGCAAAAACAAATGAAATACTTTTGACTTTAGGCTATGCTGTTATGAAACCAGTTGAAGGTATCGTTGATTTTGGTGCCAATGCAGTTGGTTGGGTTGGAGAAAAAATGGGTAACGAACAACTAGCCCAAAATATGAAAGATTTTACTGCTAGAGATTTATCCAAAGAAATGCAAAACAATAAGATAGCACAAGTGCTTATGCCAAGTTACTCTATTGTTGCAACCCAAGATTTAGTTAACAGTGCAATTAAGGGCAAATGGGATATCGGTATGGATAAAAGTTCTATTTGGCGAAGAAGCACTGATGATAAACTAGAAGCTCCAGAATGGGCAGTTAATACAGCTGAAGGCGTAGGACAAGCAGTCGGCTATGCCTTAATTTCATTTGCTACTGGTGGTATCGGTGGTGCAGCTGGTGGAGCGGGAGCAAGTCTTGGTGCTAAGGCAGCCAGTGCAGTAGCTCAATATGCTCCTATCGCAATTTCAGCAACTGGTTCAGCAACTACCCAAGCATTGCAAGAAGGTGCAAGCTACGATGATGCCGTTAAATATGGTATTTTAAGCGGTGCAACTGAAGCCGTTTCAGAAGCCTTTGTTGGTGGTGCTGTAAACAAAATACTAGGTGGTGCTGGTGCTACTGTTGGTGGCTTTGGTGCACTAAAGAAAATGACTTCTAAAGGTGGTGCTGGTGCAAGTGTTCTTAGAAACTTAATTGCCAGTGCTAACGAAGAAGGTGCTGAAGAAGTATTCTCTAGCGTTTTAGATCCTATTTGGAAGTCAATGACTTATAAGTATAGTGAAGATAAAAACTTTTTTGAAAGATATGCCGATGAGTTTAATGAAAACGGTGGCTTTATGGGTATTGCCCAAGACTATTTGCTAGGTGCAGCTTCATCTTTGGTACTAGGTGGTGCTGAAACTATGGGTGCTGTTGTTAAAGCAAGTGATAGTGCAAGTGTTAAGGGTTTAAAACGTGGTTTACAAAACGTAAAACTAAGTGCTAACATTGCAGAAATAGCTGAAATTAAAAATGAGATTGCTAACGAGAAATTAAAGTTAGAGTTTAAAAATGAAGCAACCTCTACCAAACTACAACAGCTTGAAAGCAAACTTGCTAAAGTACAAAACGTTATTGAAACAAAGTTCACGGATTTATTCAACAATTTAGATAAGTATGTTGAAATGGAACGTAGCAACCAATTAAACGGTGGGCAACAATCTCAGCTTGAAACGATGAGAGCATATAAAGATGTTAAGGGTATAAACACTGACACTTTAGCTTTAAACAAGATTTTTGAAACAAGTAGATATAAAGTTGTTCAAAGTGAAGAAATAGATAAGGTTAATGCTAAACTTCAAGAACAACTTGACAATAACCCTAATTTAACTGATGAAGAATACAATCGTATTACAGCTGAAATTAGCAGAAATAATGCTATAAAAAGAAAGTTTGAGAGTGATGAAGGCTTTTATGGTATGGAAGATCCAACCACTTCTAGCGTATACATAAGAAGTAAAGAAGGAGATAGACCACGTACCCTAAGAGATAAGTTTAAAACTGCTTTGCACGAAAGATTACATATAGCTTTAACTGATGGTAGTGTTGATAAAAAAACTACCTTCTCAAAACAAATTAAAGACTATATGATTAAAGATATAGGTTTAGAAGAATATAACAAACTTCTTGAAGAACAAAAGGAACTTCAAAAGGATATATTTGCTGAAAGTACAGACTTTAAAAAAGCACAAAAGCAGAACAATGCTTTAACCATAGAAGATGCCTTAAAGAGTAAAAAGTTTGATTACTGGTTTGAGGAAGAAGTTAGTGCAGATTATATCTTCAATCTATTTAATACACCACAAGAAGCCATAAAGGTTTTTGATGGAATTAAAGGTGGCTCAACTCTTGCAGGTAAATTACTTAACTATATTCGTAGTGCTTTCAACGGCAAAAAACGCCCAGAAGGTTACAAAGAACTTATTAAGACTTTACAAAGCATAAGTAAAGAAACAAATAAAGGAATTGAGAAAGCGTATAAAAATGCTTCTAAGACTGTTAAAAAGGTTGAGAAAGAGCTTGGCAATAATAAATTAGAATTGGCTAAAGCACAAAAAAAGCAGGGAGAAATTACAAACCAAAATGTAAAAACAGCCCAACAAAGCCAAAATAATGAAAAAACCGTACAAAATGGTGTTGCAAAACCACGTGATACATTCTATAATGAAGCTGAAGAAAGGTTCTATAAATCTTTAGATGAAAGCCATCGTAAAATGTATGATGAGATTGACAACAATAAGTATCTAGGTGGAATTGCCAAATGGAAAATGTTTAAGCATTTAGATAGTGAAACTATTGATGTTATTTATCGCTATCTTCAAGCAAGAAACGGAAAAGGTGATTATCCTACATACGATGAGATCAAGAACCTTAAAGGAATTAAATATGCTGAAGAATATATTTCAAAGCACCCTTTATTAAAAGCAAGTGAAAATATGGGACTTGTAAACGAAGTTGCTAATGAAGCCTATGAAACAATTACAAGAGATAAAACACCAGTAAAAGCTGATGAAACCCCTATATTGTTCTTAGCAACTGGCTTACCAGGTGCAGGTAAATCTTCAACTGGTATAAACACTTTAATTAAAGAAGGCTATGTTGAAAACGACAATGATATATTCAAAGAAGTTAACGCTTTAAAAGGCTATTATAACGGTGGCTTAGGAGCTGGAATTGTTCAAGATGTCGTTGGTGAAGCACAAGAAAATATTGTAACGCCTAGATTGTTCGAGGAGCGTTATAATATTGCGATCCCGATGGTTGGCAAAAAAGAAAAAGCCTATGGAAAATGGTTGAAAATAGCAAAAGAACACGGATATAAAGTTGTTTGGGGGCACGTTTCAGCAACACCAGAGTTGTCAATGGGAAGTGCATTTACACGTTTTATGCAGCACGGTAGATATGTTTCTATCGAATATATTAACGGGCTATTAGAAGATGGTAAAGCAAAGCCAGATTTAGTAGCTGAAAAAATATACAAAAACAAAGGAGAGGTTGAGTACAATGGAGAAAAATATCAAATTGATGAGTGGCAAGGAAATAATCGAAGCATCTTTGAACCTAGCGAAGGAAAAAGGGTTCAAGGACAAAGCAGTATTGAACAAGATAAAGTCAGCAGAGAAGGACAACAACCTAGAGGAGCTTCAAGACTTTCTAACGAAGGGGAAAAATTGGAGCGAGAATTGTCTTTGGCTGATGTTAACAACGAATTAGAAAACAAAGATACTCGTTATTCAAGAAAAACAGTGCCAACACAAACAAGAGTTGCAAGCACTGAAGTAAACTTAAACAATGAGAACAGTGCGAGGGTTATTAAAACCAATGAACTAAGAACGGTACTAACTACTCTAGCTGAAGTTGAAGAAACTGAAGAACTAGATAAAGTTAATGAGTACTTAGAAAATATGCTTGATGAACTAGAAACAACAGACAATGTTGATAAAGTTTACAAGAAGTTTACAAAAGATTTTACAACACTATTCAATAAGATATTGCCACAGATAAAAGAACTACAATCTTTCTATGATAATTTCAAAATTGGTGAAGTAATCGACACGGAAATGTTTAATAAAACTGCAACGCTTGAAAATCTTATGGGCGAACTTAATGCTTTAATTTTGATAAATGATAAAGAGTTCATTGATAAGATTAGTTCAAAGGCAGTCAAGAAAACATTTGAAGATACTTTAAAACCGATTTTAGACCAGGCTAGGGTAAATATACCAAACAACGTTTTAAAAGCAATTAACGAGCGTTTGCAAGAGTATACAAGTAGCACTAATGATTTAGCTGGCGAAGAACTAAAAGCAATCGCTGAAGTTAACGAAAAAGATAGCGTTAAAGAGTTAAGGCAAAAGGCTTTAGACAAGTTTGATGAAGTTAAAAAAATATACAAGAAGGATAAAAATGTTGCTGCAAACAACTATGCTTCAAAAACTAAAGCTGGTATCACAAGTTTATTAAATCAATTTAAAGATTTTGAGCGAAGCCTTAATGAATACAAACAAGAGCTAATCAATAAGGGTATCTTAAAATCTATTGCTGACAAATATATTACTGCACTTCAAAACAATGAGTTTAAATATGTTTACGATGTAAAGACTAATCTTGATAACGCCTATGCTGTCAAGTACGCTCCAAGCGATATAGAGATTGAGAAAAAGCTAGAAGAAATAAGACAAAACAGAGCAAAACAAGATAAAACAGAACTTGGTGAAACTGTTGCTAATTCATTGACTTCTGCACTTGAAGGGACTAAGTTTGTGTTTGACTACAACACTGAGATCCTCGATGATATAAAATCTAGTAGCGTTGCACGTAAGGATAATTTAAAATCAAAACTAGTTAACGGTATGTCTATTGTGCACAAAGTTATAGTAGAAGGCAGAGAAACAATGAAAGCTACAAGGCTAACTAATTTTAAAGAAACTAGTACTTTAAGAGTTAGTGCCGAAGCATACATTGATGAAATCGTTGATTGGCTATTTAGAAAAAATGCTGATGTTGAAGAAGTTACTGCGATGATTAGTACACTAAAACAACAAAACAAAGACAAAGATAGTTCTTTAAAACAAGCTAACAAAAAACTAAATGAATTGCTACAACAAAATGAAAAGTATCGCCAGGAAAAAGAAAAGTATAATGCCGATGCCAGAGTTGCTGAAAAAGCAATTAAAGAACTAGAAAAGCAAAACCAAAAAGGTGCTGAAAAGTACGAGAAATTGGTTGAAGAATTACGATATTTCCAAAAGAGAGTTGAAGTATTGTCAAAGCAAATAAACCAAAACAAAAAAATATATAATGAAGCCCTTGAAGGTTATTACAAGCAACAACGTGAGCTTTTAAAACAAAGTGCAAAACTAGAACGAGAAAAACAACGTGAAATTAAACGTACAGTTAAGGCTTGGGAAATTGCTGCACAAGAAAAAGCTAACTTGAAAGGCAAATATAAAGTATCAACTGGATATATCAATTTCTTACAAGAAGTAGGAAAAGTTATGTCCAGAAATGATAATTTTGTCATTTCTAACAAACGTTCAATCGATATTTTAACTTCATTGATGAGTAATTTTGATGAAGAACATAAGGTGGTTTTTACAGCTAGAGATGTAAAAGAAGGCAATTACGTTTCAAAAAATAGCACTTGGGAAACAACAATGACTAAGGCTGAAATTGCATTAAATTATTTTTGGAACCAGGTAATGGGCAACGAGATTGCTAGTCCATACATTTATGAAGAAAGTTGGCAATCAATCACAGAGTATATTAAAGAAGCGTATGATTATAGTGATGATGATATAAGATTTATCAATAATACAATTCTTAATATAACTACTGGAGAAGAAACTAACTATTCCAAAGAGCAAGCAAAAAATCTCAACGCCCACAATCAAGCAATGGCTAATCAAAAAGCTAAGCTAGAAAAAATTATTGCTAAGGCGTATGATAAGGTTCAGTATGAACATACTAGATATTTGGCTAAGAAGGGTGAATTAAGTTTATTCAAACACGCTTACCAGGCAAAACAACGCATACTTGCATTTAAGAAACGTGCTGAAGCATATAATTATAAGTTTGGAAGATTAAGTGGTATGCCAGAAGGCTATTATGAGATGGTTACCAAACTACACCAAGAGTTAAGTCAACTTTCTATCAATCAAATAGCAAATGGTGAATACTTAAATGCTTTAAATGAATTTTATACTGCTTGGAAACAAATAGAAAAGGATATCGAAAAGTGGAACAGTGATCCTAACCACGAACATTCAATCAACATTGAAATGGCTGATGAGTTAAAACAGCTTATTGAGTTTACACTTGCTGAAACCGATGTAACTAATATTGAAAAAGAAGATATCGACAGATTTGCAAAGTGTATAGTTGGTATCAAAGGTTTCTTAACTGAAGCTAAAGAGCACAGAACCATTGTTATAAATGGTGAGGTTAGAGCACTTGAAGATATTAGCTTAGAAGGTATCAAAGAACAACAAAAGTTAAATGAACTTACAGCTAACAAAACTAGAAGTGGTAAAGAACGCTTTGGTTTCGCTTCAAGCTGGTTGAACCCACAAGTAATCTTTGATAAGTTAAGTGGTTACCAAAGAGATGGTATCTTCAACAAGATCTATGATATGCTTTTAGAGGGACAAAACAAGTTTGCTGAAAACTATATGACTTTAGCTATGCCGTTTGCAGAGTTTAAAAATAAGTATAGAAAAGAGTATAATAGCTTAAAGAAAATCTTTGAAGGCACACTTGAAGTTGATGGGCAAAAGTTTGAAGATGTTACAATAGGACAAGTAATTACCTTATATGAAACAATCAAACGTATGCACGCACAAAAGCACTTCAAAACAAGTGGTATTACATTCGGCAACGGTAAAAAAATAGTGTTTGATTATACAGCTGACCTTAATAATAAAATAGATGAGCTATTTAATAATAACACAACTGTTGATTACAATTCTCTTACAACTGAACAAATTGCTGATGTTAAGAAAGTCCTAAGAGAAGGTGTAAATAAGAGAAACGTAAAAGACTTAGAAGCGGTTGCTAAGAAGTTAAATGAAGTACTTAACCTTACAGAAGAATGGGTAAAATTTACATATGATGATGTAAAAACTATCGAAAAAGAATTAAAGGGAACTATTACTGAAACGCTTGATAGTAAGGTGCTAAAATTACAAAGTGATATAGAGAAGGCTTTAAACCTAAACGAAGGTTCACCATATGCTGAATATATTAAGATTGTTGATGATTTCTTTATGCAAGCTAGAGAACTAAAGGTTGAAGCTGATAAAGAAATATTCGGCTTTACAAATGTAAGTGATGATTATTACTTCCCAATTAGAGTAAGCCAACTCGATGTTAATTCTAATTTTGGTGCTTCAAAATCAATAGAAGAAATGGGTGCTAGAGAATACGCCTTCAACCAAGAACTTGTGTCAACAATGGGTTCACTTTTAATTCTTGATGTTGATGGTATAGTGGAACGCCATATGAAGAACATTTCAATGTATAATGGTTTCTCACCTAAGATTGAAAACTTTAAGCGTATCTACAACTGGAAACAAGCACGTGGTGTTACTATTAAGAACACATTATCTCAACGTTTTGGAACCGATGCAGGAAAGATAGATAAGTTCTTTGATACTTTAATTAGAGATATTCAAGGTGCAAGCTATGGTATGAGCAACACTGAAACAACATTTAACTCTATCGTTAATATGTTTAGAGGAAATGCGATCACAACTGCACTTGGTATGAACCCTAAAGTTTGGGTATCACAATTAGCTTCACTTCCAGCTGCAATGAAGTACATTTCATTAAGCAATATCATAAAAGGCTCTAAGAACATACTTGGAAATGTTAAGGGGTTACCAGAAATGCCTTCACTTGGTAAGTATCGTAGATTTAATAGTGATATTATACGAAGTGAAACTGTTACTGCAAAAGGTGAAGTAAACAAGGTTGCTGAAGCGACTACAAAGCCTATTCAATTATTTGATAGTGGTGCGATCAACAGTATTTGGTATGCTTCATTATTAGAAACTCAAAACAAAGATGGTTCTTGGAACATTGAAAAAGCTACTGAAGTGTTTGTTAAGACTGTTAACGAAACACAGCCTAACTACAATGCTTTAGGTAGACCAGAGATTTTAAGAAATAACAACCCATTGTTAAGAATGTTTGTTATGTATAAGACACAATCATTCCAGAACTTCTCAAACGCATATTCTGCAATTAGTAGATTGGTTTATAAAATGCGTAGAGGTATACCACTTGATGAGACAATTAGAGATGCAAATGGCAAGATTATAAGCTATGGTGATAAGGATAAAGCAGTGAGAAGCCTTATTGCATTATTCCTACAAGGTGTATTGTTTACAGCTATTGGATATCTATTCAAGAGAATTATTAACAATGACTGGGGACAAGACACTGGAGAACACTTAGCAAAAGATTTTGGTATTCAATTCATCAATGATAACATTTTAGGTATTATGCCAGTTATTGATAAGCTACAAATAGACTTGGATCAAAAGTTCTTCCTTAAACTTAACATAAATGGTTGGACTGATACTTATACTGATACACTTGAAAAGTTGATTAAGTGGGAAAATATGGCACCAAAAGATTGGGTATCTATATTCTCTATGTTCACTGGTTTACCAGTTAATAATACATATAAGTATGCTAAGTCAATTTTACAGTATATATTACCAGAAGAATTAGTACAAAAAATTGATGTTGGTTATAGAGGTAAAACAGTTAACAAACAGTTAATTAGTAACACTACAAACGGCAAGTTATCTCTTACATATTATAATATATATAATAAGGATATAAATAACAGCTTGAATGACAGTGCTCGTAAAGAGATGTATAGACTATACAAGGCTGGTAATACAAGTGTTATTTTAAAGAGTGTGCCTACAACCATTACAAGTGATGGTGTTGAGTATAGTGTTATTCCAGAACAGTTCAACCAGGTTTATTCTAAAGTTGGTACACAAATAAACAATCTAGTTAGCAGTTCAAATTATGCTAAATTAAGCGATGAAGAAAAGTCTTGGCAACTACAAAAATTGATTGACACATATCATAGTGCAAGCAAGAAGGCAGTTACAAATGAGGACTTTACTAAATATGAAAGCCTAGCATTTTATGGGTTCAATTTTACAAGCGATCTATTGTCTAGGTACTTATATATAACAAATATCGAAGGTACAAAACGTGCCAAAAAGTCTCAGTTAGTCCAAAGATATATAAACACTTCAAGAATATCCATTGGTGAGAAATACTTGCTATGGTGGTTAAGTGGTTATTCATTAAAGGACAATCAAAAAGCTGTACTACGTAGATATTTGTTACAAAATGGGGTTACTTCTAGCTCATTAAAAGAGATAGTTAAGTAATAAATAATTAGTTTCCATTAAATGCTGAAACAGTCCTTTCCTCGGGGCTGTTTTGGTATTTTTATAGGGTTTTCACACGTAAAGACTGCAAAAAAGACTGCACGGCAAAATTGATAGTAAAACAAAAAGGCTTCACTTAGCCGTTAAATAAACAAACAGCCTAGCAAAGCCTTATATCATATAAAATAACTTTACGCAAAAGCAAAAATTATAAAAAAATAGGTATATATATAATATATACCTTTTTTTATTCCCCAAGTGTGTTTTTGGTAAAACTGCACAAATACTGCCAAAATACTACCAAAAGACTGTCAAAAAGACTATCACAAAGACTACACACGTTTTAATTTATTTGTTAGTGCGATACCCTCATCTAACATTCTACCAGTCAAGTGTTCGTAGATTGCTTTAGAAGTATTCTCGCTTGAATGTCCCATTTGAGATTGAACGTACTTTCCAGAAGCACCATTATCATAAAGCATTGTACAGAATGTGTGGCGAAGATCGTGAACCTTAATCTCTTTTACACCTGCCTTATCGCACGCATCACGTAACCTATTATTTACATTTCGTTTTGGAAAAACAAAGTCGGTATCTTTAAAGTTACGTTTAGCTGATACTTCATCATAGTATGTCATTAGTTCATCGGTTAACCATTCTGGGAAAATTACATATCGAACTGTATTTGTTTTCGTATATGGTAGAAGTTTGTTTAGTGTCATTTGGTATTGTTTGTTTACTAACACTTTATTCTTACTGAAGTCTACATCTTCCCAAGTAATACCATAGAACTCGCTTCTACGTAATCCAGTGTATGCTAAGAATAGAATAGCTAGTCTATAATACCTACTTGCTTTATCATCTTCAAAGGTATCTAAAACCTTCTTTAATTCATCATAAGATAAGAAGTCGTTTTTAGGTTTTTCTCTCACTTCAAATGGTACTAGTATCTTTTTGAACTTACGAGTAGTAGAAGGTGGTATGTATTCCATTAGATCCAACCACTCGATAAAACTAAGTATCCTGGATAAGTGAATGTTTTTTGATTGTTCCTTCATATCTATGTTAGATAAGAAAGTATAGTAATCATTTATTTGAACTGGAGAAATTACATCTAGGTTTGTAATTCCTTCTTTATCGAAGTAATCTACGAAGTACAACTTTAGAGTTGATACATTCTGCATAATAGTTGTTTCTTTACAATTACGGCTCTTACTTTCAATGTATTTGTTGACTAGAACTGATACCTCTGAGATGCAATTTCCCTTATCGTTAATGATATTAGCCTTATAATATAAAGCCATATCTTCCTTCCATTTAATTGCTTCATCTAGTGAAGTAAAACCACGTTTAGCTAGTTTGTGGCGTTGCCCAGCTTTGTCCGTGAAAGTAGTGGAAACATAATATGTTTCTCTTTTTTCATCGAAATAAATGCCACCGATACGTTTTTTTGTTTTTTTCATTTTACTATCCCCTTATATATGTTATAATATAAGAGCTTAAAGGGTTGTAAAGCAGAATTTTCCCTTTAAGTCTCTCAATGCTTTAGGCACGGCTACCCACCGTGTCTTTTTTGTTAGAACAAAGTATCTAAAATTACGCTTAGTTTTTGTAATTGTGTTTCATTTAACTCATCAACACGCTTCAACATTTTCTTTTTTAGATCCGTTTGTTCCATATCCATATAAACATCAAACCCCATAAGCCACATAGGGTTAACGTTTAATGCAACAGCGATAAGATATAATTTGTCTTGCTTTGGCTTACATTTTCCAGAAATGTATTCACTTATTTGTGCTCTACTAATACCAGTTTTTTCAGCCAATTCTATTTGCTTGACATTTCTTATCCGTATTGCACTGTTTAAACGCTCGTGAAATATACTCTTATACATCTCATCACCTTCTTGCGATTATAATTGTATATTTTTTTTATAAAATTGTCAAACTTTTTTCTAATAAAATAAAAAAATGTTAGAAAATCAAAAAAATACTATTGACTTTTAGAAAGAGGTCGATTATACTTAAGTCATAAATGTTAGAAAAAAACCTAACAAGAAAGGAGAAACATATGGAGAGAAGCAAAATTGTGTTTGATTATTCCAAATTAAAAGGTTTAATCGTTGAAAAATATGGTTCTGCGACTGCTTTTGCTGAAAAAGTCGGTATTGCACCATCAAGATTAAGCCTAAAACTTAATAATCAATTCCCTTTTTCACAAAGTGAAATCTACACTATATCTATAAATTTAGGTATAGAAAATAATTGGGAATATTTTTTTACCCCAAAATGTTAGAAAAATCTAACACGCATATGTTAATTCTAAAGAAAGGAGAACAACTATGGAAGGTAAAGACAGCTTCGTATTCCATATCAAGTGGTTCAAGTACATAAACAAACTAAATAACGGACAAAAAGTTTTGTTTTTTAATCTTTTAGAAAATTATGTTACTGACAAATATAAAGATATTCCTATTGAAGATATTTCAGTTGGAGATCCAATCGTTGAGATGGCTTTTTTACCAGTTGCTAATGATTTGTTGCAAGACTTAGGTAAATGGAAAGAACGTTGTAAAACCAACAAAGAAAACGGGAAACTTGGTGGCAGACCTAAAAAACCAAACGGTTTAGAAGAAAACCAAACGGTTATTGAAGAAACCGAAAAAACCAAAGGGTTATTTGAAAAACCGAAAAAACCCGATAATGAATATGAATATGATAATGAATATGAATATGAAGATGATATTAAAGAAAAGAGTATAAATACTCTAAAAGAAACCGAGCAAGCTCTATCAACTGTCGTTGATGTTGACTTAACCGATGTACCAGATGTTTTATCTCCAGAAGAACAAATGTTTAATGAGTTTTGGAAACTATATCCAAAGAAGGTAGACAAAAAGGGTGCGTTAAGAAGTTTTAAAAGAGTAAAAGGTTTAAAGAAAGAATACCCAGCAATGCTAGAAGCTCTTAATAGAGAACTAGCAAGTGAACAATGGAAAAGGAACAACGGACAATACATACCACACCCAACAACTTGGTTGAACCAGGAGCGTTGGAAAAGTGTACCAGTTAATACCGTTGAAACTGAAGAAGATGTATTTAAGAGGTTTTTAGAAGAATGTTAGATAAGAATATATTTTTAGAAGGACTTAAATACTTAAAAGCATACTATACAAACTGGAAAGTTGACTTAAACCCAGATGTATTAAAAGTTTGGTATAAAAAGTTCTATAACTTAAATGAAGCACAATATCAAATGATGATTGAAAATTATGCTGACAATAATAAGTTCCCGCCTAACAACCCTACTGACTTAATTGAAGAACTTAAAAATGTTTATTTTAAAGTTGAACCTTCACCAGATGAAGCGTGGGAATACGTAAGACAAGTAATCAATGAAGAAAGTTTAATGTATCACCCAGATCGCTTTTATAAAAGATTTGAAGATAAACCTTTAATTAAGAAAACCGTAGAGCAGTTTGAAAGCCGTTTAATTGGGCTTAGAACAGCTGATGTGGAAAATGTATCACGTGAGTTCAAAAACGCTTATAAAACGCATTTAGACAGCAATGTTGAGGGTAAGACAACTAGTTTGTTGACTGGGAATAACACAAAACAGATAAAAGGAGAATTCTATGGAGACTTTGAAAAAGAAGCTAAACGCCTTAACTAAAAGTGCTTGGTTCGCAAGTGATATAAGAGATTATCTTGATTGTTCTATGGAACAAGCTAACCAAATTAAGAAAGCAACTGAAGAAAAGTATGGTGCTATTTATCTTGATAAGCATAAAACACAAAGAAGGGTTAGTGCTGATAATGTTATTAAAGTACTAGGTGGTACTGATAGAGTAACTGAAATGCAAATATTATCAATTCAGTTTAATTTGCCAAGGTTCTTGGCTGTTGATGGTGGCGATTATGAGCGATTATGATGCAGATAAGATTTTAAATAGATACATACCTATGGTTGCAGGTTATGAAGTTAAGTTAAACAAGATAGCTGATAAAGTGGACAAGTGTATTGATTTATTGACTACCGATGGGAAAAACACTAAAAATGAAGTTTTAGTAATGCTTAGAAAACTTAGGAAGGAGACTTTAGTTGGTTATGGAGAAAGTAACAATGAAGCAAAGAGTGCTTAACTATATGAAAGAGTTTGGTTCTATTACAACTTGGGAAGCATTTAAAGATTTAGGTTGTACCAGATTAAGTGAGTACATAAGACAAATAAGACTTGAACGCCCAGTACTTGATGAGCAAATTGAAAGTAAGAACCGATATGGTGAGAAAGTCTATTTCAAAAAATATTATTTAGGTACACTTGTATGACACGTGAAGAAGCTATTGATATAGTTGCAAGCTATTGTGAAGAAATAGGACTTGAAACATATAGAGAAGAACCTAAAGGAATACCTAACAGACTAAAGGCACACCCATTTGATAAAAACCAAGTATTCTGCTGGATCAAAGTGCCAGTACCTACTGAGGATAATACTAGTGAAGAAAAAACTGTAAAGATTAAAGATACTTGTATTAGATTTTCTGCACGTATAAACAGCTACTTTAATGAAGTGTTTGTTGGTTTTGAGTATGTCAATGGTGGTGGCAGCGGGGAAGCAATTACAAAAGAAAATGTAAAAAGTTATGTTTTTAAAGTTATACACTTCTGCACTGAATTAACCGAAAAAGAAATAAAAGAGTTAATAGATGAACAACCAAAACAATATAGTATATTCGATTTTATTTAAAATCATTGAGAGACTTAAAGGGAAAATTATGACAATAAAGGAGAAAATATGGAAGATAGAGCTAAAAAAATACTAGATAAATTAAATATAAAATCAACTGATGAATGGAAAATGCTTCGCAACGGGTTTAGAGGAAGTGGAAAGTCCATTGCTGTATGTTATTATCATTCATTTGAGTTAAATGGCAAAACCCATTGTATAAGTGCTGATAATATTAGTATTGTCGTTTCAAACGAAAAAGAAATGATTTATATGGGCTATAGTGAAAAAGAAGCTATAGAAGCAATAAAAGGGAGAATGAAGTAATATGAACAAGAATTTAAAACAATATAAAAAAATAAAAAACACCTTGCTTTCCTTCTGGAAGGGTTATTACAACGAAGGGTATTCTTTAGAGACACTACGAGATAGATTTATTGATAGCCCTGCTGAGTTAGAAAAATATTCATCTAATATCGAACTTGAACTACAACGTTTAGAAAGATTGGATAATCTGCAAGAAGAAATTGGCTGTCCTTTAGATGTAATGTTTAAGGCTTTGAAACAACCTATCTACTCGAAGCACCCAAAAACAAGTAAATTATGTTGTATTATTTGCCCTACTTTCTATTTCAGTGGTAATCAATGGTTAATTGGTTGTCATTCAATGGAATGGAATGAAGAAGAAATGTGTTGTGATAGTTGGGACTGTTTTCCAAAAGATTACAAAAAAACCTGGTGGTTAAAAAAGGATAAGAGTGAATAGGTATGAGTAGGTATCGAAAACGTGAAGAACTTGAAGCATTATTACAAGAATGTAAAACAAAACAAGAACTTGAAGATGTTTTATTTAGATATACAGATGGAAATTATAATTTAATGGTAAATGAAAACGATAATTGCTACTATGTTCATAAATTCATTATTTTCAAAAACAATCCTAAAATATACGAAAGTGTAATAAAGACAAATGTACAGTACGAAGAAGATGGAACTAGCGTGAAAAAGAAAATTGGAGATTTGACTTTGACTGAAATGACTGTTATCTGCAAAAAACAAGAAATAGATGGGTGTCATTATTGCAACAGCTGCCCTTTAGTAGATGTTTGTAATGAGCCACTAAATACTATTGATTGTGAGTTAGACCAAGAAATAGAGGTGGAAGAATGAAAAAGAATGTAGGCGATATGACATTAAACGAACTTGCTGAACTATGCAATAAGCATTGTGCTTGTAAAGATGAAAACGGCAAGTGGTGCCCTTTATATGACACACCTATTAGTTGTACTGATTGTGTGCCAACGGAAAAAATAAACATTGAAATCGAGGTGGAAGAAAATGATAAAGACTAAAATGATACGAGATGGTATTTTGGCTTGTGAAGCTGACCTTGATACTAAAATCAATAATTTTATTAAAGAAAATAATATAAAAGTTATAGATATAAAATTTTCAGTAGATAATATTCCAACTGCTTTGATTATATATGAGGTAGAAGAATGAATATGGTTGAACAAGCCAGAGTTCTACATCAACCTTTTGATATTGAAACTCATAAAAAAACCTTTATCAACTATCTGGAAATTGTAATTGATAAAGATGGTGTTTGTCATTATGCAGTTCCTAGTCATAATGGCATATTAGAACAGCTTGTATGTAAAAAGCACAATATCAAATATAATCTATGGGACTTTAATCGAAAAGCAAGTGATTTATGCCCTAAAGATAGATATGCTGATTATTACGAATGGTTGTGTGAAGAAACAGGCTATATTATGGTTTGGGGAATACCTTATAGTCATATAGTAGGCAAACCAAACGAAAAACAAAAAGAAATGTTGGAAACATTAAAAAAGGAAGGACTATATTAGATGAATGAATACAATATTAAAGATAGAGTTTATTGCATAAATAAAGAAGATCACCGTATAGATTGTGGCATTATAAAACAAATCATAATTGAAGAAAATAATACTATAAACTATAGGTTAGAATTGATAGGCTATAATAGTTATTATGACTTAATTGTTGAAGAAAAGTTGATTGGTAAAACTCCTGAGGAATTATATCAAAAATTAAGAGATAACATAAAAGAATATTTCCCTTTACATTGGAGATAGAAGATGGAAAAAGCATTAGAAGAAACTAAAAAAGTTTTACAAAATAACTGTATACCAAATTGTGGGCATAACGCAAATGAAAGTTGCATCTGCAAAATTGCTATATGCTTCAAAGAAATAGAAAATGCAGAAAAGGAAATTGCTGAGTATAAAGCACTATTAGAAGAATATGAACATTATAAAATCTTTACAGAATTATTCTTTGATGTATTCAAGGCAGAATATGATGGAAATAAATATACTCTAACTTTAACACCCTACGAGCAATATGACATAGAAAACATAGATTTTAAAATATGCCTTATCAAAGAAGATGCTGACAAAATACTTAAAGCTATAGAAGTATTAGCAAGCGAGGAAACTGATGAGTAAGGAGATGTTGGAAAATGAATAAAGAATTTGAAGATTTATTGATTGAATTTGATGAAATGGGCTTTGAACCTACAACATTATGTGAAAATCCACAAGAAGAAGTTAAAAGTTTTAGAAATAGACTTA